GTGAATGGTCGTCACTTTGAGACCTTTGACGATTTCGAGGAGATAATTCCGAGAGGACTTTATGGACATAAAGAAACTCAAGTGGGAGTACCCTTCAACATATCTTGGGGAGGGGGAACGCAAGGTCTTCATGAAAACTTGGTTTTCTCAGCCATGCCACAGACTTTCTGTGGTGAATACATTCAGGATCCTGAATTGTTTCCTGATAATATTCTTAGTGGAACCACTCTTAGTGGGTTGACAACAAATATTTTATTGGAAAAATATTTTGCCGGAACTTTCGATGGTGCCATTTCAACATTCCACATGTATGCCAAACCATTATCGGTTCCTGAAATTCAACACAATGCCAGACTTTTGTATGATCAGTATGATTTGTTGAATCCATATTGTTTGAATTGTAGTATAATCGATAATTGTGATTTGGATTGGAATTTTGTGGAAGTTAGTAATACACCCACTCCCACTCCGACACAAACCCCTCAGGATACTTTACCTCCAACTCCGAGTGTAACTCCAACAACAAATCCGACTCAAACGCCGACACCAACTCAAACAGTTACACCGTCAGAAACTCCATTTCCGGGTCTATGTCTCTATACACAAGTTTTTGAGACACCTGCTGAGATTATTCCTCCAAGTGGATCTATAAATTCCCGACCTTATTATGTTTATACTGATAAGATTTGTGGTAATGTTTTTAAAATCTTCTATGATGGAACACAATGGGTTACGGAAGATTTCTTTGACAACACGGTTTGTGCTACTTTGAATTACCAAGGTTTGTATCCTGATTCAAATTTTGCCTCTTGGGTAATAACCCCACCCACTCCAGGGTGTAAATGTGATTGGGTTAGAAACATAACATATCCAGTACCGTGTACAACACCACCACCTACACCAACTCCGAGTGTTACTCTAACTCCATTTGCAAGTCCGACACCTACTCCGACTCTTACACCCACAATTCCGCCGTGTAATAGATTGGTTAACTCTTCATTTGATATCTTTATGTCAGACTTAGGTCCGTGTCCAACAGAATGTACGGGTTCACCTACTGGTACGGGGGCCGCTACTGTAGATGGTACCAACTGTACTGCATCCACGACATATAACTTCTATCCTGAAGATTGTATTCCTGGTTGGGATACCACGCACAGTTCAGGTATTATAGAGGTATGGGCGTCAGGTTATCAAGGTGTACCAGCCTATGAAGGAACACATTTTGCAGAAATTAATGCTCAATCATCTGCTCCGCAATCATTATACCAATCATTTACAGCATCAATTGGTACAGATTATCAAATTCAATTTGCACACAGAGGTAGAATAGGATACCTTAATACTTTAAAAGTCGCTTTGAGTGGTGACACTAGTGGTTTGGTATTCTTCCCCAATGAATATACGGGAAGTACGTCTGTTTGGACTCAAAATGCTATTAATTTTACTGCTACAGAGGTAAATTACAATTTAGTGTTTTCTGCAACATCAGGTCAGGATGGTGGGAATTTCTTGGACGCAATTTATGTTGTTTGTGAACAGCAGTTTATAACTCCAACACCAACACCTACACCAACTGTCACTCTAACTCCATTTGCAAGTCCGACACCATCTGTCACGCCAACAATAACTCCAAGTCCAGGAGAATGTCCTGAATCCATATTTATGTTTATACCAAACTTACCATGTTAGAAAGTGCATTACTGAATAAGATCACCGCTGAACTTCATGAGTCAACATCTGACAATGTTGTAATGGTTGGTTATGGTGCAAAAAAGACAAACGGGGTTTACACCGATGAGTTGGGTTTGGTCTTTGGTGTTTTAGAGAAAAAACCAATACAAGAATTAGCACCTGAAGATATTATTCCAAAAGAAATCGAAAGAGACGGCCATAAATTCATAACGGATGTTATTGAGTTTGAAATACCTAACTTATTTCAAGTATGCCCACCACAGTTTTACGATTGGATTACAACACCTCCTGGTAACAGAGGTTTGATTAGGCCAATCCAAGGTGGAGTGTCAACTACAAACGTAACAAGTATGTTCAACTCGGTTGGCACTTTGGGTTTTGTTGCAATTGATAATGAAACAAACTCAGTTTGTGCTGTAACTAACGCTCACGTAATCATTGACGATCCCTTCATTGATAGTGATAGAACATTGCCAAATCCAATCACAAATGTTGTTAATGATTTGGTTATCCAACCAGGGGAAAATGCCCAACTTGTAGGAGCAACAAATGCGGTGGGAATTGTAAAAAAATATTTACCTCTGAGAGAGAGTTCACCAAACTATGTGGACACCGCCATTTTCACTTTGAATGAATCTGATGTTTCGAACACTGTTTCATATAAACAATTTGGAATGACTGGTTGGACAGGTCCTATGGACTTTGCGACAATTTCCGAATTGAATAGTATCACACCTTTTCAAAACTACCTATATTCATCAGGTAGGTCCACCGGCGCAAAAGGGGAGGGTGACATGAAATTAATCCCTTCATTGAAGAATGCTGTAATACCTGTTGGTTGGTATAATAATCAAGGTGTTGGTAAACTGGTTTACTTTCATGGGGTAACTGAATTTGTGGCCTCGGCTTCTACAACACCAACAAATACCATTTGTCAATACCCCATATATGGAGGTGATTCGGGGTCTGCGGTGGCTGCCGAGTTTTCGGGTAATAGAAAAATTGTGGGACAAGCCTTTGCGGGAAGTATGTACTATGGGTATTACATACCAATCGATGCTATTGTTTCGGCTCTGAATGTTTCACCATATACTGGACAAACAGCCTGCTGGTCAGATACCGGAAATACACAAATACACTTGGTCGTTGGACGAAGTAATCAAAATACCATTACTATAGGTGGTAATACGTATTGGCAGGCAGGATTGGTAGATTGTCCTACCGTGAGTTCTACACCTACACCAACACCTACAATTACAAATACACCAGCACCAAGTTCCGAGCCTGGGGTTTCTCCAACCCCAACACCCACAAATACTCTAACACCAAGTCCTTCGGGAATTCCTGAAGATTGTTGTCGTAGTTTTGTTATAGATGTAAGTTATTATGAATGTAGTGGTGTCACATTGTCCTACATTGATTGTGCCGATAATCTACAAACTCAACAATTTGCGCCAAATTCCCTAACCACAATATGCGCAAGACCAAATACTATAACCATCATTCCATCATCGTTGAGTTGTGATGTTCAAATTATTAGTCAAGGTGATTGTGATTGTATCATACCTATAACATCAACACCCACACCTACACCAACTGTTACTCAAACTCCGTCATCGACTTTGACTCCGACACCAACTCCGAGTACAACACCCGATTTTACTCCAACACAGACGCCAACAAATACACCAACACCGTCATCAACACCACCGTGTTGTTCTACATATCATCAGTATTCAATGTCACCTGAAACTTACACAATTGTTAATTGTGACGGGACTGTTGATGTGGTTAGTTATCCGGCATTTTATGCGTTCACGGTATGTGCTTTGAGTATTACACCATTTACTGGTTATTTATTTCCTGAGTGTGAGTGTTGTTTAGGTGTATCTGGAACATCCATTACTGCAAATGTTTTAGATACTCCTAATGCCAATTCATATTCAAAAGGGACTGCAACTATTGGATACTGGAATGGTACACAGTTGTACAGTCCACAGGGAAGTGCTACTAAAGCAACCGGAAATACTTCAGTCACTGTTGGGGGTAGTTTGGGTATTGCAGATAACTGTACGAGGGGTGCAATAGAGGTTACCGCCTTTGTCCCTAGTGGTATTCCAGGAGTTACTGGATACAGAACCCAAATCACAATAACAAAAAATGGTTTCCCGATTGGTACGGTCACTAGCGGTCCTAACCCGTCGGGTTCCAACGTCACACAAACATTTGATTTTGCAAGAAATAATAACGATGTGATCAACGTACAATTCAATAGTATTTTATAGTATGAGTCAGTTAGGGGTTCTAATAAGTAGTGATAATTTCAACGGACAAACTGGTAAAGTTTTATTTAAAAATTTTTCAGATCAAGTCATCGATTTAGGTTTTCAAACACTACCATTTGTATATTCACCTGAAGATGGTGTTGTACAAGGATTGTATTTCATTTATTTTTCATCAACCAGTGAAACGTGTTTAGTTGTAATCGGACAACCTAACCCATCACCCACACCAACTCCAACACCGACAATGACGCCATCACCATCACCTGATAACGGTGTTGTGTATTCATACATCAACCCAGGTTCGGTTGTCATAGATTATGTTGCTAGTTTGGAGAAAGTATTTTCAGGTGATGTTTCATTTGGGTTAGTTCAAAAATTATCATTTGAGCCAAACATTACGGAATACATTGTTACCAATTATGAATTTTTGTCAGGGTCTACAAGTGGTACCACACAGGTAGTTTTAAGTGGAAAAAGTTTTGATAATGTTGTAAGAAATACGGAATTTGAATTTTTTGATGTAAATCCATCAGGATTTGTGTTGGATGCGACACCAATTTTTGCATCAGCAACCCCAACTCCAACTCCAACTATTACTGAGACACCAACACAGACACCTACAAATACTCCTACAGTAACACCGACAATTACTGAAAGTCAAACTCAGACTCCAACTCAGACTCCTACTCTAACACCAACCCCAACAATAACTGAAAGTCTAACACCTTCGGTTACTCCAACTTCTACGTTGACGCCTACTGTCACTCCTAGTATAACCATGTCTGAAACACCAACACAGACTCCTACACCTACATTATCGGTGACACCAACATCAAGTCTTACCCCAACTATTTCTGAAACTCCTACGCAAACACCTACCCCAACTATTTCTGAAACTCCTACCCAAACACCAACATCGACACTAACTCCAACTATTACAGAGTCACAAACTCCCACACCAACTATAACACCTACTAGTGATCCGACACAAACTCCTACTCAAAGTGATACTCCTACTCCTACGCCAACAATTTCTGAAACTCCAACTCAGACTCCTACACCAACAATTTCTGAAACTCCAACTCAGACACCTACGCCTACAATTTCTGAGACGCCAACTCAGACTCCTACACCTACAATTTCTGAAACACCTACGCTTACCCCAACTTCAACTTTGACAGAAACTCCAACTCCAACGTCAACATTGACTCCGACTGTAACGCCTACAGAAACGGTAACACAAACCCCATCTGAAACGCCAACTTTAACTCCTACACCAACAATTACTGAAACTTCGACTCAGACCCCAACACCAACTATTAGTGAAACACCTACACAAACTCCTACACCAACTATTAGTGAAACGCCAACCCTAACTCCTACGCCAACTATTAGTGAAACGCCAACCCTAACTCCTACGCCAACTATTAGTGAAACACCCACAAATACACCAACACCATCTATAACACCAACTATCGATTGTTTTGTTTATTTGGTTGACGATTTGGGTAATTTCATAGTTGATGACAATGGTGATTTGATTGTTGTTGATAATTTATGTATCACACCTACACCAACAACATCAGAAACTCCAACACGAACCCCTACGGTTACACCGACGATTACACCATCATCAACCAACGCAATTGTCCCTGTTGACCCAACACTTGAAATATATTTCCAAGGAGATCTTCCTACGTTTTATATCCCAACTGCCAACAGTGGTGATACATTTACTCAATGGGTGGATTCGTCATCTTCAGCACATAATGCAAACCCCATAGGTGGTGGTGCAACACCATCTCCTGAATGGTGGTCAAATGTTCAAAATGGATTGGGAGGTACGTACTTCAATGGAACTACCGACGGACTTAGTGTCAATCCATTGACTGATTTACAATCTAAATCAGGACAAACAATCATATTGGTTGCCAAATCATTGAATAGTTCTGCAACAAGTCAGTACATTCAGGGTGGTATTGACGGAAATACGGGTTTGAATGCTTCCTATATAAGACAAAGTGGTTCTACCTATAATGTTGCTGTTGGTGGTGGTTTTGCAACTGGTGGTGTTGTTGACACAAATCCACATATTTTGAGTTATGTATTTAGCGGTACTGGGGTTTCTAATCAGGATAAATTACAATTTAGAATCGATGGGTCAGGACAGACTTTAAATTACATCACCAATGTAGGAACTACAACCGCGATTAATTTGACTTATTTATTTTTGGGAGTTTCGTATACATCGGCAACTGCAGGATCCACTCAATTCTTTTACAATGGATTTTTGTTTGATGTTTTGGTTTATAGCCGAGCACTCTCGAGTTCTGAACTCAATGCGATTGAATCATATCTATCCAACAAATGGGCAATACCCTTATTATAAAATAAACTATTTATAAAATAAAAATTCATGGCAACTAAAACCATAGGTCAATTACCACTTATATCAACTTTCTCAGGGGATACCCTTATACCAGTTCAGGCTTCGGGTGTGACATATCATACAACGTTTAGTGATATGAATATTAATTTTGGTGGTGGATGGGCAAGATATGATGATGGGCAATATACTTCAGGATCTCCCCTTACAGTTACCGCCGATACTGCCTCAATAGTCTTACCGAACAATGGTGCAACTACTATCGAAACTTTTATGAATTCTACAAAAGCGTTCTACGACCCTACGACACAAAAAATACAAATGCAAAACGTTGGTGATGTATACAGTATGGTTGTAGTTTTCAAAGCTCAAAGTAGTAACGTTTCACAAGCACATTTTGATATTTCACTTTCGGGTATAGGACCCACACCATATGATAGAGTTTCAAATACTTTCTTGTTCGCAAAAGGTAATGATACACCACAAAATTTTTACCTTAGTTTTCATTTTTATGGTGATGAAGATTTTGTTACTAATGGAAATCAATGGACTATAACTTGCACAGGTGCTGACGTATTAATTTTTGACGTAATTTATTTTATACAGAGAACTTACAGGAATTTAATTTAATCATTCTGTTTAATTTTTCTTGTTTTTGTGTAGGTTTGTAAAAAAACTTCATGAAAATTTTTGTTCAAATCGCTTCTTATAGGGACCCACAGCTAATCCCTACAATCAAAAACATGTTAGAAAACGCCAAAAGACCAAAAAATCTTAGAATTGGTGTTGCACGACAATTTCATCCAGACGATAAATTTGATGATTTGTCAGAATTTGAAAACGATAGTCGTTTCAGAATTTTAAATATTCCTCACGAAGAAGCTGAGGGTGTATGTTGGGCAAGGAATTTAGTCCAACAATTGTATCAAGATGAAGAATATACCCTTCAAATTGATTCTCATATGAGATTTGCACCTAATTGGGATGACGAGATGATTAAGATGGTCAAACAACTTCAGAAAAAAGGTCACAAAAAACCACTTTTGACTGGTTATGTTTCATCATTTGATCCTGATAACGATCCACAAGGAAGAGTTCAAGAACCTTGGAGAATGGTTTTCGACAGATTTATTCCTGAGGGTGCGGTATTTTTCCTACCTGAGACAATTCCTGGTTGGAGAGATATGAAACAACCTGTACCGGCAAGATTTTATTCGGCTCACTATGCTTTTACTTTGGGTCAATTCTCACGTGAGGTACAACACAATCCTGAATATTACTTCCATGGGGAAGAAATTTCTATCTCCGCACGAGCATACACATGGGGATACGACTTGTTCCACCCACACAAAGTCCTCATTTGGCACGAATATACAAGAAAAGGTAGAACCAAACAATGGGATGATGATAAGAAATGGGTTGATAGAAACAATAAGTCCCACCTACTCAATAGAAAATTATTTGGAATGGATGGTCTTGAACAAGAAGGTCACGATGCATTATTTGGTTTCGGACCTGAAAGAAGTCTAAGAGACTATGAAAAGTATGCTGGGTTATTGTTTGAAAAAAGAGCGGTACAACAATACACCTTAGATAAAAATTATCCACCGAACCCCTACAATTATGAGACAGAAGATGAGTGGAAGAAAAACTTTGCATCTGTTTTCAAACATTGCATTGACATAAATTATTCTTCGGTACCAGAAAAAGACTATGAATTTTGGGTTGTGGCTTTCCACGGGGCAAATGATGAGACTCTCTTCAGAAAAGATGCCGATATTAATGAAATTCAACGTATTATGAATGACCCTGATGGTTACGGAAAAGTGTGGAGAGAATTCCAAACGGAAAGCAAACCAGCATATTGGGTTGTTTGGCCATTCTCAACATCTAAGGGATGGTGTGAGAGAATTACAGGTAATTTATAATAATGGTCACGTTTGATGGTAAAAAAATTGCCGACATTGGTTATTTCATCAATTTAGATGAAAGAACGGATAGACGTGAAAAATTAGAATCACAACTTTCTAAATTCAAGATAGAAGGTGTGGAAAGGGTATCAGCGAACAAAAGCACAGATTCCGGGCCTACAAATTGTAAAAGAAGTCATTTTGACTTATTACAAAGATTGGTAGATTCCGACCATGAAACTTTGTTAGTTTTGGAAGATGATTGTTTGTTTTTGGATTTTTTAATAGAGGAGTCAAACGAGATTTTTGATAATATAAACAAAACTGAATGGGATTTGTTTTGGTTAGGTTGTAGAAACAGAAGGACACCATTATTAAGAGAAAATAATTGTTACGAAGTATCTTCGGTTTCTCATGCTCAATCTTATCTAATAAAAAAAGATTTTGCAAAGCACATTTTGGAAAAATATCCAATATATCCACATGATAATCACAATAACGTTCCGATTGATGAATTGTTAACTCTGAGCGTTTATGGATACAATGTGGTTTCCAACCCAAGCAGTGTGAATTTTTATAATTTGGATCAACCTTTGGATGTCTTAGAAAGACATTTCACCGCTCTTTGTTATGAAAAATCACTAACAACACAATATTCTTCATATAGTAATTTATGGCATTATGAAACTCATTGGGAAGAATATATAATCAGATCATTTCCTAAGTGGTAATATATGAAACTAATAAGTGTCACTTGGTCATACGGGAATGAATCTCATATAGAAGAAACAATCCTCTATAGAAGTTTTATTAAACACAATAATGAGAAAGATTTTATCAATATTCATTACAATCGAACAAATTACGAGGAATTAGAAAAAGAGTTTCATTCCAAGTTTGGGTATCAATATGAATTTTTATTATATAGAATTTTTTTGTTATCTGACCGACTAAAGTCTATTGATGATGATGTATTTATTTTCTCTGACACGACTGATGTAGTTTGCGTTGGAAACATAAATGATATTGAGTATACAGGTGGGATTATTTTCTCAGCCGAAAGACATCAATACCCTAATGATATTTCAAGTTGGAAACCCATAAACACATACCCTCAAGAAAACTTAGATAAATCTAATTTCTTGAATGCAGGGCTTCAGATGAGTGAGAAAAATTTGTATTCAGATTTTTTGGAATCTGTTATTGAACACGTTTTTCCAATTGAATATAAAACATTTGGTGGAGATCAAGGTGTATTCATCTATTATTATATAAATGAATTTTTTCCAAAAATTACTTTGGATACTAGTCGTAATATATTTGTAAGTACTTATTTGACAAGTGCGGAGTGGTATAAAATCAATGATGGAAAAGTACAATACATTCCCACAAATTCATTTCCATTTTTTATTCATGATAATGGTTGGAATTATGGAAGTCCAAGAATAATTGAAAGGTATAACTTAATATGAAAAACGCAATAATTTCTACATACTACTGTCTTGGATGTCAGGAGCCATCAAAGAGTGAATGTAAATCACGTTTTGCTTATGATATCGATGATGAAGATTTTTATTTGAATTTTAGTAACGATTTCAATCCATTTGATTTCTCAAATATTACTGATGTCGGTGTTAGTAAAAGAAAAGATCTAGTCTTTGGTAAAATTTTTAGATTGAGAAAATTTATCGAGGATAAAATTTTAGGGAAATACGACAACTTATTACATATTGATTATTCTGACACTAAGTTTGCAAGAAGTAGTAAAGAATTATTTGATAATTTTCATCAAAGTGGGAAGAAAATAGTAATATCAACCGAAAAAAATTGTTGGCCTTATCTTGACTCAGTATCCAATTGGTTTGAAACCAAACTACCACAAAAAGAATTCTTTTATGTGAATTCAGGGGCTGTTATATCAAATACAAACCGATTTTATCAAATACTTAAAGAACTTGAATTGATTTGTTTGAATTCAAACATAGATTTTTGGGACGATCAAGGAGTATGGCAATATTATAATTTGAAAGAAAATAACCTCAGTAAGGATCTGAACTCGGAATACTTTTTTTCAACCGCCGAGTTGGATGAAACTTACTATAAATTTGAAAACGGTGTTATCACCACAAAGTTTGGAACTCAACCTTACTTGATACATGATAATTCAAGTTTTTCACTAAACCTAATAAGAAAAATTTAATATGAGTGTTTCGGGACATTTTGTTTATAAGGGGTTAACTATCATGCAACACCCCAATGTAGAAAAGGCTTTTGAAGAGCTTTTGATTGATCTAAAACCAACGAAAGTGTTGGAGATTGGAACATCATCAGGAGGACTTACTCTGATGATTAGAGATATTTTGGATAGAGTTGGTCTATCAGATACACGTTTAGTTACCTACGATGTATATGAACCACAATATCTTAGACACCACGTAAATGATGGTGCAAACATCGAAATTAAAGTTGAAAACGTATTCAACCACCAATATTCTGATTTGGAAAATGGTCAAGAAATTATTGATTTTATAACTTCCGAGGGTACTACTTTAGTTTTGTGTGATGGAGGAAGTAAGAAAAATGAGTTTAGAATTTTATCTAACTTATTAAAAGTAGGTGATGTGATTATGGCACACGATTATTCCCCAAATGAAACTTATTTCAGAGAATTCGTCCATGATACAATTTGGAGTTGGTTAGAAATTCAAGATAGTGATATCGAAGGTCCCTGTCAATTAAATAATTTGGAAGGTTATCTTCATGAAACATTCAAAAATGTCGTTTGGGCATGTAGAAAAAAAATGAAATAAGATGAAAGTTACTTTTGTTACAGGTCTTTGGAATATAAAACGCGATACCTTAGGGGAAGGATGGTCTAGATCATTTGACCATTATTTGCAAAAGTTTGAACAACTTCTAGAAGTGGACGTGAACTTGATAATTTTTGGTGAACAAGAATTGGGAGATTTTGTTAGACAACGTCGGAGGGATGATAATACTCAGTTTATTGTTAGAGATCAAAATTGGTTTAAGTCAGAATTTTATAATCAAATTCAAAACATCAGAACCAATCCAGATTGGTTAGCTCAATCAGGATGGTTATCAGAATCCACACAGGCACGTTTGGAGATGTATAATCCATTAGTTATGTCAAAAATGTTTTTGTTACATGATGCAAAAATTATGGACCAATTTGATTCTGATTATTTATTTTGGATTGATGCTGGACTAAGTAATACCGTTCATCCTGGTTACTTCACTCATGACAAAGTACAAGATAAATTACCAAAATATTTTGATAAATTTTCTTTTGTTTGTTTTCCATACGAAGCCAATACGGAAATCCATGGTTTTAATTTTCAAAAAATCAATCAATTAGCTGGTAGTAAAGTTGATATGGTTGCAAGAGGTGGCTTTTTCGGAGGACCAAAAGAAAGTGTTGCCGATTTGAATGGTTTGTATTATAATTTGATGAGTAATACGTTGAATTCAGGACTTATGGGTACTGAAGAATCGTTATTTACAATTCTTTGTTATAAACACCCCGATTTGGTAAATTATTTTGAAATCGAAAATAACGGATTAATGGGTAAGTTTTTTGAAGATTTAAAAAATGATACCTTAGAAAAAAAATCTAAAGAACCAATCCAACCAAGAAATGAAAATTTAGAAATTGATAATACCGCATTGTATGTCATAACATTCAATAGTCCCAAACAATTTGAGACTCTTATAACTTCGATGATAAAATATGATAAAGACTTTATTGATAAACCAAGGAAATTTTTGTTAGATAATTCTTCAGATCTTACAACAACAGAAAGATATCAAGAAATATGTAATGAATTTGGATTCGAACATATTAAGAAAGATAATTTAGGGATTTGTGGTGGAAGACAATGGATTGCCGAACATGCTGATGAACATAATTTTGACTTCTATTGGTTTTTTGAAGACGATATGTTCTTTTACCCGAATGAAGGAACGGTATGTAGAAATGGATTCAACCGATATGTGAAAGGTCTTTATAGGATTTCTATGGAAATTACAAAAAATAATAATTTTGATTTTCTAAAATTGAATTATTCTGAATTTTTTGGTGATAATGGGACTCAGTGGTCTTGGTATAATGTACCTCAACATTATCGTGAATCTAGATGGCCTGAAAAAAGTCAATTACCTGTCCACGGACAGGATCCTAATGCCCCGAGGACTCAATTCAAACACATTAGAACTTATAAGGGGGTATCATTTATCAATGGGGAGATTTATTACTGTAATTGGCCACAAGTTGTCACAAAAGAAGGAAATAAGAAAATGTTCTTAACCGAAAAGTGGGCACACCCATACGAACAAACTTGGATGAGTTACATGTACCAAGAAACTGTTGCGGGTAATTTACATCCGGGTATGTTATTGATGACACCTACAGAACACGATAGATTCGAATTTTACGATGGTAATCTGAGAAAAGAATCCTAAGTGGTATTTATTGTAAAATACTATCTATGGATTTTTTCATAAAAAAGAATGCGACTTTACCTTTACTGAAAATGCAAGTGGTGCAAGACGGTAGAAGTGAGTATTTGTCATTTATGGAATCTTTGCAGGACGCAACAATTTCATTCACAATGATAAATGAGGCTACAGGTATTCCAAAAATTGTTTCAAAACCAGCATATATCGTAGAACTGATTGGTTTGGATGTGAATGCCACCCCTGAATATTATGTTTACTATCGTTTTACCAAAAGAGATACTAATACTGTTGGTAGATATGTTGGTCAGTTTTTGATCAAATATAATCAAGCGTTATTAGGTGGACCTCAAGGAGATTTGATTGTTCCATTACGTGATGAACTTTATATCAATATCCAAGATAGTTTTATTTCAGATAGTCCCTGTTGTTGACGGACTAACATCTTGATCGTATATTTATCGGTGAATGGGAAAGACAAACTCCACATTGTGTGGAAGAGAATGTGTCACTCGGGTAAAAAATACGTCAAATGATATCTACTGAAGAAATCAAATCATTTTTGGAGGGTAATGACCCTGAAGAATTTATTGTGTCGATAGAATTCGATTACATCACTGATTCTATATACAAAATCAAAGAAATACCTGGAAAGGGGAAATCGATCAATAAAGACCATTTTGTTCCATTTGCTTGGGTCGGTGATCTAAGGGGTCTAAATTTTTATAGAGGATCTAAGGCAGAACAAAAAGCCGCAATGTCAAAATACAAAATTGTTATTGAAAAACTCGAGACTCACAATAACGAAAGATTAGAAAGGGGTTTGACATACCTTGTAAAATGTTTGGCTGGTTACAGAGCTTTGACTCAATTTTTTCGTGAGGGTGGAATTGACCCATGGGCTGAGAATGTAAGAGAACTGTTTTTGATGTTACCCCCTGTTGAGCAATATCTAATTCAAAAGGAGAAACGATTATTCAAAGGATATGAAGAATACAACGATATAACACGATTTGTATTTGACTTGGAAACCACCTCTCTTGAACCTAAGGATGGTCGTATATTCATGATCGGTATGAAAACTAACACTGGGTTCCATGAAGTAATTGAGTGTGATACAGAGGAGAAGGAACGAGTTGGACTCATCAAATTTTTTGACACCATTGATCATCTAAAGCCTTCCATTATTGGTGGTTATAACTCATTCAACTTTGACTGGTTCTGGATTTTTGAAAGATGTAAAGCACTTGGATTGGATGTAAAAAAGATATGTAAGTCACTTAACCCACAAAGAACTATTACTCAAAAAGAACAAATGTTGAAGCTCGCCAACGAAGTTGAGCGTTATCCACAGGTTTCTATTTGGGGTTACAACGTGATTGATATTCTTCATTCTGTACGAAGAGCTCAAGCTATAAATTCTAGTATCAAGAGTGCGGGATTGAAATATATTACACAATATCTTGAAATCGAAGATGCCAATCGTATCTACATTGATCACACAGAAATTGGTTCTATGTATTCTAAAAAGGAAGAATATTGGTTGAACACAACAAATGGAAAATATAAACGAGCGGATGATCCTAAATTTAAAGACTTGGATAAACGTTTTCCTGATGTATATGAACGAGTTACAGGTGATAAGATTGTTGAGATGTATCTTGACGATGACTTGGTTGAAACACTTAAGGTAGACGACGAGTTTAACCAAGGTTCGTTTCTTTTGGCTTCGTTAGTTCCCACAACTTACGAACGAGTAAGTACGATGGGTACCGCAACTTTGTGGAAGATGATTATGTTGGCTTGGTCTTATAAATATAATTTGGCAATTCCAGCTAAGGAGACTAAAACAGATTTTGTGGGTGGACTTTCTCGTTTGATTAAAGTCGGGTATTCCACAAATGTATTGAAGTTGGACTTCTCTTCACTGTACCCATCTATTCAACTTGTCCATGATGTTTTTCCTACTTGTGATGTTACTGGTGCCATGAAAGGATTGTTAAAGTATTTCCGAGATTCACGTATTTCATACAAACAATTGGCCGAAGAATATTCTGAATCTGACCCCAAAAAGTCTAAATCTTACGATAGAAAACAATTACCTATCAAGATTTTTATCAACTCGATGTTCGGTGCTCTTTCAGCACCTCAAGTCTATCATTGGGGTGATATGTATATGGGTGAACAAATCACCTGTACAGGTCGTCAGTATCTACGACAGATGATTTCATTTTTCATGAACAGAGGTTATGAAGCGTTAGTAATGGATACTGACGGTGTAAACTTCTCAGCACCAGCTGATGTTGAAACTCGTAAGTACATCGGTCGTGGGTTAAATTGGAAAGTTAAGGAGGGTAAAGAATATACAGGTGCCGCCGCCGACATTGCTGAATATAATGACATATTCATGCGAGGGGAGATGGCTTTGGATAATGATGGTGTTTGGCCATCATGTATCAACTTGGCTCGAAAAAATTACGCTTTGATGACTGACAGTGGAAAAGTAAAACTTGTTGGTAACACAATCAAATCAAAAAAATTACCAGGATATATTGAGGATTTCTTAGATAAGGGAATCAAGATGCTCCTAAAGGGTCAAGGAAAAGAATTTGTAGAATATTACTATGAATACTTGGAAAGGATTTATGATCAACAAATACCTTTAATTAAGATCGCTCAAAAGGCTAAAGTAAAACAAAGTTTAGAAGAATATAAGTTTAGGTGTACCCAAAAAACAAAGGCGGGTTCTCTAATGTCACGACAAGCACATATGGAGTTAGCAATCCAACACAACCTTGCTGTAAACTTGGGGGACATTATTATGTATGTTAATAATGGTGAAAGAGCCTCACATGGTGATGTTCAGAAGGTACCCGCAAAAAAATACAGTGATTTACAACGAGAAAGACATTTTAAGAAAACGGGTGACTTATTGTTAGATACCGAATCAAGAATTCAGTTGAATTGTTATTTACTAAATCAAGAAGAACTTGAAAGAAATCCCGAAATGACTGGTGATTATAATGTTGCAAGAGCTGTGTCAACATTTAATAAAAGAATTGAACCTTTGATGGTTGTCTTTCAAGATGAGGTAAGACAAAATTTACTTGTTGATGATCCTGAAAAACGAGGTATTTTCACTACAAAACAATGTGAATTGTTGAATGGACATCCATTGTCAGATGGTGACCAAGATGATCTTCAGGATGTACTTACAATCTCAGATCAGGAATTAAATTATTGGTCAAGAAGAGGGTTGAATCCAACCTACATGTATGATATTGCTGAAAATGGGTGGGAAAATGAAGTTGTTGAATTACCAAATTTTCAAACCATCAGAGGAAAGGATGTACCAACCCTTATTGATATTGACTAGTTCGATACATGCACCTTTTTCTAAACTGATTTCATCCCACTCTTCATCGATCCTTCCGGTATCTGGTTTGATCAAGACATTTGTCATTGCCTTGATTTTGACTTTATCAGTTGTTTTTGAGTTTAGTTGAATTTCACACAAATCAACACCACGGATAACTAATGCATATTCTCCGTTGGTCACATACTTACGTTCTGAAATAATTGCAGACTCAGACGTACGGACTTTGTTTCCGTTGATTATTTTTTCTACTGGGATAGTTCTGATAATAGACATTATACAACAGTTATTGGAATAGTCATCGGCCTAAATTTCAACTGAGTATTTAAGTTAGTTGCAATTTCAGCCTCTTTTTTCATTTGGTTTTCAGGACGTAATCTTTCTAGTCTCTGTTGTAATTCAGTTAGAAGTGTAACTTTTTCATCTTTAGCTTCTGTTTGTAAGGATTGGTAATCCATCGTAACTTCACTGTCAGGTGTTTTCAAATTTCCACTGAATTTTCCACGAACTCGGGCTAAGGTCTCTTTACAGTAGGCTGTAAACCATCTTCTGACCCAAACTTTTGATGGCTCGTTAAGATCTATCCACATAATTTCATCAAGTGGAATGTCAGATGGTAATTTTACAATGTCAGGATTGTCTTTCAAACAAAGGTCCCTTTCATCACCACATACCTCATAGTACCAATACCATACTTTACCTCTACTTAATTCATTATCACCGAAGTCAAATTTACCCCCTGGTGTGTTGAATAACCAAACCGCTTTCTTTCCATCGGGAAGGGCTGTTACTTGATATTGTAAATCAGGCTGAATAAGTCTTCTTTTTACATTTATATCTTGTAATCGAGACATAACATCATAAGATGAAAAGAAGAAGTATCCTCCTCCACCCAAACCAGCTTGGGCAAATCCACCTGGACCACCTAATCCACCACCTCCACCAAATGATCCGAATGACCAAGGATCGAACAACATATTGTTCATTTCACTTGGTGAATACCAAAGTAATTGGTTGATTTCTCTACATGCGGGTATTTCGTAAATTTGTTGGTTTGGAACAAGATCGAAATAATCTCTTTTTAGGACATATGGACCCGCATTTTGTAATCCAGCAATTTTGGAATATGCGTAAGTATATTGAGTTTCCCAATCTAATGACCTTCTGATTAAAGCGTTTGCCAAAGATTCAGTCTCTAAATTCAATCCATATAGTGAAGTCCATTGAGATTCGATCAACCAATCTTGAACATATTGAGCGTAATCCCCGACGGCTAACTCCAATAGTGAGTCCATCATTTCATACTCCAATTCTACAGCACGGAGTGGCGCCCCTAATAAATTGAGAATACGGTTATATAGTTTGGTTCTTTCTGGTTCTGGAATTACAGCCATCCTAATGTTTTTCTATATAAATATCCAATAATTAGAATTGGTACAATAATGAATTTTCAGGAAAATAATATGACCCGTCTTTTATTTCGGAGTTTGTATTATCGAATACAACAATATCTTTACCTCTACGTACAAAAACCATCCAATCTGTGTTGTACTTCTTTACGTTTGCACTACCACCGATTCTTACTAAATCATCTTCTTTATTAATTGAATCGAACGGTTTTACTTGTGCTGTGTGTAATTTTCCATCGATCATTACCTTGATATCAACACCCATCATGTCTTCTTTACTACCAAGTTCTCCAATCCTTTGTATGTTTTCTGCCCCGAATTTTTCTTTGAATTTCTTCTCTACAACATCCTCGGTTTTATTTCCTTTTCCTGATGTTTGACTTAAAACTCTAAATAAAGTCTGAAACGTCTTTGAATTAGGGTCAAAAATTCTAAACTTAAGTTGGTTTATAAATCCCAACATACGAGCCATTTCATTTACCTGTTCTTCTTTAGTCTTACCTTGAAAGTTGATAGGATCCATGTTTGCTCTGCTCAAGACCAAATTTAAGTCACGAAGTAGTGGACAGAAAGCACTGTAATTTGTATTCAAATAATTTATTATCGAACGACCTGGTTTTTCTAAATCATAAACTCCACTTGCGGTGTTTGGACCATATTCATTTCTTGCATAATGCTTATCTTTGAAAACATCCTCCAAAAAAGCCATAATACTGGTCTTATACATTTCCAAGACATCAGGATTGTTATTGAACATTGTTCTAATTCTTGTTCTTTCTTGGTCTGAACATGAGTTCATTTGAGATTGTTCCTTTAGTATTTTTTTTGTAGAAATACTTTCCTGAAGATTTTTGTTAGTGAGTCGTTTTAGTTCTTCTTCAACAAATTCCCAATTTACTACCTTCCAAAAGTTTCTGATGTATTCATCTCTTTTGTTACGATATTTTAGATAGTATGCGTGTTCCCACAAATCCAATCCGAGTAAAGGATGTCCCCCTTGTTTTATAACGTTCATCAAAGGATTGTCCTGATTTGCGGTTGTCATAATTTTGAGGGTTCCCCTTTTTGTTAGGACCAACCATACCCATCCTGAACCGAATCTTTTTTTTGCGTATTCATCAAATTTCTTTTTGAAATTAGTTAGAGATCCGAAATTCGAGTTGATTTTTTTTAGGATTTCCCCTTTAGGTTCCATCTCGGTGGGGGATAACATTTTCCAAAAGATTGCGTGGTTGTAAGCTCCACCGGCGTTATCACGAATGGTTTTAGAAAATCTTTCGATTGTTTTTATGATTTCCTCTAATGACAAGTCACCATAATTCTTTCCATCTAACGCATCGTTTAGTTTGGTGACATAACCTTTATAGTGTTTGTTATAGTGGATGTTCATTGTCTCGGGGTCAATGAACTGACGTAAGGCTGAATATCCGTAAGGTAATTTCTCGGCTCTGATTTTCTTGGCTTCGTGAAGTTGTTGTTCGTTCTGACGGATACGTTCTTCGAGTACTTGAATTTTGTTTTTGATATTTTTCATATTTCGGGTACTATAGTTTATTGAATATAAATACCCCCAACTTATTATCTTCTACTGTTGATTGACTTTAGAATTTCTTCTACATAGTCACCTGTTGATTCCTTATCTCCCATCACGGTTTCGAAAATATCCTTTTTCTTACCTAAAATATCGTAAATAATTCCTTCAATAGTGTTGTCGAAAATGGGGTAATAAACCAGTACATTATTTTTTTGTCCGTATCTATATGCACGGTCTTCGGCTTGTGAGTGATCGGATGGGAGGAACGATAAATCATTCATAACGACAGCCTCACCTGATGTAAGAGTGATACCAGTACCTGCGGCTTTGATGTTACCAACAAATACTTTTACAGAATCATCGTTTTGAAATTTATCTACCGATTCTTGACGTTCCCTTTGGTTCATAGAACCATCAAGTCTTACCGCCTTTTTCCCGAAATGTTCTAAAATCATTTCAAGAGTTTTGGTGAAGTTTGTAAAGACAATGACTTTCTTATCTTGTTCGATAATGTTCTCACAGAGTTCAATTGTTGAGGATACTTTTTCTTGGGCGATACACTGACGAACCTGAGTCAATTTGGTAAACTGAAGTGTCAGGGAGTCCGCCTCACCACTTTTATCGTACCAATCGTAATAGTCCCCCATAAGTTCCTCATATTGCTTAGAACGAAGTCTTAGGTATACTGGTGTGATGATTTTATCAGGTAGGTCAAGTACGTTTTCCTTCAGGCGACGAAGTACTTGTGGTTTGGTACGGTCTCGGAGTTCCTCTAAGTTGGATGCACCACTGACGTTCCACACTTTTCTTTTACCCGCTCGGAATTGAAATCCATTACAGTATCTTTTTACATATGCCATCCAATTCACCGCAACAGGTGAGTCAATGAGATTGAGAAGGTTATAATAGTTGATAGGACGACTTGTGATGGGGGTACCGGTTAGAAGCCACAGTCGTTCGACCTTCAGGGCAAAGTCGTTTATTAGTTTTGTTCTTTGGGCTTGCTTATTTTGTATGTAATGGGCCTCGTCGATAACAACCAAATCAAACTTAGAATTAAGAATAATTGACTCTTTTTTATTTTTTTCATCGTGGAAGTTTTTTATGATATCATAATTTATGATAATAAAATCGGCATCCTCCCATTTTTTTCCTTCAATAATTGATGTAGGGCGGTCGGTGTAGTTTTCGATTTCTCTCTGCCAGTTGATCTTCAGAGATGCCGGACAGATAATCATTATTTTCTTGGCCCCCGTCTCCAAGGCGGCAATAATCGTTGATGTGGTTTTACCCAAACCCATATCATCAGCCAATATCATCTTTTTGTTCTCACATAATTTTTGGATGGCTTCTTTTTGGTGTTCGAGTGGTGGACGATGCGAATATTTCGAATAATCAATCTCCACATTCTTTACCGTGTTGTCTCTGATAAGAGCAACTTTCGGTATCCAAAGATCGTAGACAAAATCTTTTTCAAAGAATTTCCCCCAAATATGGTAGGAGGTATCCTTCTCAACAAGAAGTTTTTCAATATAAATTTGTTGGGGTACTGTGGTGAACAATTTATCATCCGCAATTTTTTGTGCAAAGTACGGATCCAAATCTACCCATTTCTTGGCTACCTTTGGTACCCTTGAATGAAAATTGATGATGTATTCAGACTGAGCTCGAGTTGGATAGAACTTGGGATTATCCAACATTTTGGTTTTTAAGCGCAAGATATAATTGTTGGCACCTTCATAGTTTTCCAACAGTTCCAAAGCCTTACGTTCCAAAACACCAACGGCTGATATGTTAGTTTGTTCTTCCAATACCCTTAAAGATAATGATTTATGTTATATTTATCAAGTAAGATGGCACAGAGACAAGTTCCTATTACAAGATTGGGTAAGTTTTTCGGTAGTGAAGACTTTGGTTTAGATATTTCCATGGGTCGTGAATGGCTCGATGGTGATATGAATTTCCAAATAGTTTTGTATAAAGTTGACAGAACAAAAACCGTAAACGATGACGTATACGGTGAAGTGGTAAAAGATGGTATTCAATTCTTGGCACCTGTGTCAATAAATGCCTACGTTAAAATTGATGGTGCAACAGAACAATTTTTGGGTAATTCTAAAATCGTTCAGAACGAACCTGGTGTTCTTAACTTCCATGTATACCAACAAGAACTTGAAGAATTGAAAGTTGATATTGAACTTGGTGATTACATTGGTTATTGGATAACTGAAGATCAAGTTAGATACTATTCTATTATTGATGCGGGATCTCCCAACTGGGATAACAGACACACTTACGGTGGTTATAAGAAATTTTATTTCTCATACACAGCAACTCCTGTTAGTGAAAATGAATTTAGAGGATTGTAATGGCTTTACCTAAAAAACAAATTATACCGAACATTAATCTCACACCTGAAAAGATTCTTTATCAGAGAAGAGAACAATTGCTCGAATACATTAAGGAGGACGGAACTTATCTACCAAAGTCACTTTTACACGCCGATTTAGATAGGGGGTTTTTAGATTTTGTGAAAGAAGAACTTCAAACGATTGTTGAGGGTAAAACTATACCTCCCGTAGACATTATTATCACAACTCAGAACTGGTCGCAATTTACTCAGACTTGGGACTTCAATGATATTAATGGAAACCCCGAATTACCATTTATTACAACCGTCAGAAATCCTGACGTAAAATATGGTAGTAATCCAGCAATTATTTACAACATCCCAAATAGAAAAGAATATTTTTATGCTGCAGTTCCTTCATGGAACGGAAATGTAAAAGGGATGGATATTTACAAAATCCCTCAACCTGTTCCAGTGGATATTACTTATAACGTAAAGATTCTGAGTAATAGAATGAGGGAGTTAAATGAATTCAATAAAAATGTAATTCAAACTTTCGCCTCACGACAAGCCTATAGAAAAATAAATGGTCATTATATTCCAATTATAATGAACAGCATTGCAGATGAGTCAGTGGTAGATATTGGAAGACGTAGATTTTATATTCAAAACTACGAATTTACCATGTTAGCCTTTTTATTGGACGAAGAGGAGTTTGAAGTTGCTCCCGCAGTTTCAAGGGTTTTTAATTCTTATGAATTAGTTCAAAATAAAAGAGGGGGTAAAAAGAAATCATTTCCCGAAAACCCCGATTCATTTGAGACTTCCATGATATACCCAACGGGTACACTGACAAAATCTATTGTTGCTGATTATACGGGTGATTTCACAATTGATGAAACTGAAAACGTATCAAGTTGGGATGTCTATATTAATGATGACTTCTATGGGTCCGATGTTCCTCTCATTCAAGTAAACACAAACGAAATTCTAAGGATAGATATAGTTCCCACCGATGTTATACAATCAAGCAAAATTATTTACGGAGTCAAGTTAGTATGACTCTCCGTAAATGTCTTTTTTTTCTTGACACTTTTCCAAAATTAGATTCTCGAGAAACTTATACATTTTAAGTCCATTCTTATCACAATAAGTTTTTAAAACATTATGTGTTTCCTGTGAGATCTTCAAATTCTTTATTTCTTTTTTCATAGGGAGAAAAAAGGCAGAATTAAAACCGCCCATTTTATAAATAGAAAACTATAAGTAAAGTTTTTGTCTTTTTTCAGAATATTTATGTAATAAAAATAAAATTTATTGAACCTAAAACAAAATGGCAGTATCAAATAAAATTTTCGTATCTCCTGGAGTATACACTTCTGAAAGAGATTTGAGTTTTGTGGCACAAAGCGTAGGTGTAACAACTTTGGGTCTGGTTGGTGAAACACAAATCGGTCCCGCGTTCGAGCCTATCTTTATAACAAATTACAGTGAGTTCGAAGCATTTTTCGGTGGAACTCTTCCCGAAAAATTTGAAAACACACAAATTCCTAAATATGAGTTAGCATATATCGCTAAGTCCTACCTACAACAGTCTAACCAATTATTTGTAACTCGTGTACTTGGTCTTTCTGGATATGATGCTGGTCCTTCTTGGTCTTTGTTGACAGTAGCTAACGTAGACCCATCAACAGTAGCTCTGAATGGTATAGAGACTCCTTTCAGTATTGGATTTACAGGATGTAGCGGTGGTACAGCAGTTACCTTTACAACTGATGGAGCTTTTGCACCTCAAATTTTAACAAACCTAAACAGTCCCTATCCAATGTTGAATGGGGGTGAAAGTACAATCGAAGATGATTTGTCTGACTTCCTACAAGGGATTCTAGATCTTCCTTCTTCTTCGGGTACATCAGCTGCTTACTTCGGAACTATTTCCGACGCTACATACAATGCTCTTTCACCAACTTATACTGCGTCGACTAACGTTTTTGGCGTTTCTGGTTTGTCAGAATCTACGGCGGACTATACGTCTCCAAATAACGACTCTTGGTATTACTCAAACTTTGATTTGACAGGTGGTACTGGTTATTCCGGTTATTCATTCGTTTCTCTTGTTGATACTTTAGTTCCATTTGGTCCTTCGGGATGTTTCTCAGGTACCGTATCAGGTTCAGTATTCAATTACGTAGGTACCGCATATGATGGATGGGGTGACTTAGTTGTTGCAACATGGAGATCTCGTGGTATATCTTTGTATGCAACAGGACAACATGGTCCGTCTTATACTGTGACTGGTACTACTGATGTTATCATTGATTGTTCGGGTATATATTCCGGCATTACTTTCAATCCTTACGCAACATTCAATTTATCGGGTGTGACTGCGGACGGTACGGATTTCTCATTTGCAACTTCTATGAATTCTGGTGATGCAAACTACATTACCAAAGTATTTGGAACAACTAATTTCGGAAAACCAAGAAATGAGGTTCCATTGTTTATTGAAGAACAATTCCAAAATATGTTGAATTACGGTTACAACCAAGGATTTATTCGTGGATTACAATGTGCTCCTTTAGCACTTCCTGGATTAAGATATAGTCCTAACACGGCAACAATTGCTAACTACGTCGAAAAATACCAAGATGCTGAGTCTCCATGGGTAGTATCAGAATTAAATGGTACTTCTGTTGATAGGTTGTTTAGAATTATATCAATTGCTGATGGTAATGGTGCAAATGCACAAATCAAAATTAGCATCGAAAACATTTCGTTCAATAATTCTTCGTTTGACGTGGGTGTCAGAAGTTTCTATGACACTGACTCTAATCCTGTTTATTTGGAAAAATTCACACAATGTACTATGGATCCGTCAAGTAACAGTTATGTCGGTGTAAAAATCGGTACTGCGGATGGTGAGTACGCACTTCTTTCAAAATACATTATGTTGGAATTGAATGATAAGGTTGATCCTACGTCAGTTCCGGCTGGATTCGAAGGTTATGTTATTCGTTCTTACGCATCAGCACAACCTCCATATCCAGTCTACAAAACAGCATACAACTACCCTGGGGAAGTTATTGGTAATCCACCTTTCAACATTCCTTATGGACCTAACCAAATTTTGTCACCTGGTGATAACATAAGACGTACGTTCTTAGGAATCTCTTCTTCTATTGGTTACGATCCAGACTTTTTCCAATACAAAGGAAAACAAGCTCCAAGTAATCTTTGTAATGTTGATGCATTACCTTGGAATTACGTCACTAAGGGTTTCCACATGGATTCGGGAGCAACCGTTGTAACAATCACTGCAGGTCCTACTGCGGGTACACCGGCGTTTGATTGTGGTGATACTTCATTCCAATCTGACCCACAAGATCCTGCAAACCCTTACTACACTATTCAGTCTCGTAAGTTTGCGTTCCTTCTTCAAGGAGGTTTTGATGGTTGGGATATCTACCGTGAATATAGAACTAATGACGACAGATACCAAATTGGTGGTTCTTTGTGGCAGAGAGGCGCTTGTCAGTCAACACGTTACCCACTTGCAGATGGATGGGGAGCATTCAAATTGATCGCACAAGACGGATTTGCGGAATTCTCTACATCTGACTATTACGCTTACTTGTTGGGTATCTCTACATTCAATAATCCTGAAGCGGTAAACATCAACGTGTTTGCAACACCAGGTATTGATTATATCAACAACTCGAACTTGGTAGAACAGGCTATTGATATGGTAACTTACCAAAGAGCTGACTCACTATACATCGTGACTACTCCTGATTGTAACTTACTTCTTCCAACAAATACGGATAATATCGTTCCTCCTACTGAGGCTGTAGATAACTTGAACAATACGGGTATTGACTCAAACTACACAGCGACTTACTATCCTTGGATTTTGACTCGTGATACTGTAAATAACACTCAGATCTACATTCCACCAACAAATGAAGTATGTAGAAACTTGGCTCTTACAGATAACATTTCTTTCCCTTGGTTCGCTACGGCGGGTTACACAAGAGGTTTGGTAAATGCTATCAAGGCACGTATCAAGCTAACTCAAGACCAAAGAGACACTCTTTATCAAGGTCGTATCAATCCGATTGCTACTTTCTCTGACGTAGGTACAGTTATTTGGGGTAACAAGACTCTTCAGATCGCAGACACTGCTCTCAACAGAATCAACGTAAGAAGATTGTTACTACAAGCACGTAAGTTGATATCGGCTGTAGCGGTAAGATTATTGTTTGAACAAAATGACGCTAAAGTTAGACAAGACTTCCTTGACTCAGTCAACCCTATCTTAGACGCAATCAGAAGAGACCGTGGTCTTTACGACTTTAGAGTAACAGTTTCTAATGATCCTGCTGACTTGGATAGAAATACGATGACAGGTAAGATTTACTTGAAACCAACAAAGGCTCTTGAATTCATCGATATCGAATTCTTGATCACCCCAACTGGTGCTTCGTTTGAGAATATCTAATAAAAAAAATGGTGGGGAGAAATCCCCACCTTAGCCTTTAAATAATTTATGAATAAAACAATAAAAGAAGGATTTGATGATTTGGGAGTACCTACTCTCAAATACTACGCTTTTGATTGGGATGACAACCTTATGTATATGCCAACTAAAATTATAGTTCAATCCAAAGATGGTGATGAGGTTGGGATGTCAACTGAAGATTTTGCTGAATACAGAACTCAAATAGGAAAGGAACCTTTTGAGTACCAAGGTAAACAGATAGAAGGTTATGCATCAGACCCATTCAGAAACTTTACAACGAAAGGTGACAAACAATTTTTGATTGATTCAATGAAAGCGAAACCCGGTCCTGCTTGGGCGGATTTTGTAGAAGCCGTAAACAACGGTTCAATTTTTTCGATAATCACTGCAAGGGGTCACAATCCAAATACAATAAAAGAGGCGGTTTATAATATGATAGTATCTGATCATATGGGTTTGAATAAAGATCTATTAATTAAGAATCTTAAAAAATTCCGTGACTTCGTGGGTGATGAAAAAAAAGGGAAACAAGACATGATCCGTGAATATATGGATCTATTAAAATTCTATCCCGTTTCATTTAATCAAGATGAAGGTGCTTCAAGTCCTGAGGAGTTAAAAGTTGCTGCGATGAAAGAATTTATATCTCACGTTAAAAACGAAGCAAAAAAACTAGGACAAAAAGTATATGTAAAAGATGAAGTAAAGAACAAGTTTATACCTCAAATAGGATTTTCAGATGACGATATAAGAAATGTAGAAGTTATGAAAAAACATTTTGAAGATGAACCTAGTTTAAAGACTTATTCTACTGCTGGTGGTATTAAGACTAGGTATTAGAGAGAATAAATTTTTGAAAATCAAAGTAAAGAGAAAAAATTTCAAACGGCAGTATTTATAAATAAACAAAATAAAAAGACAAAAAAAAATAACATACCATGGCAGACTTATTAATGAAAATGCCGGTTCCCTATGAACCAAAAAGATCCAACAGATTTATCCTTCGTTTTGATTCTACGTTGGGTATAAATGAATGGTTCGTTGAATCAACGGGCCGTCCAAGTATTGATATCAATCCTGTTGAGATCCCATTTTTGAATACATCAACATTTGTTGCGGGTAGATTCAAATGGAATACAATTAACGTCAAGTTCCGTGATCCAATCGGACCATCAGCAACACAAGCTCTTATGGAGTGGGTACGTTTACACGCTGAATCTGTAACAGGTCGTATGGGTTACGCTGCAGGATACAAGAAAAACGTTGACCTTGAAATGTTGGACCCAACAGGTGTTGTTGTGGAAAAATGGATTTTGGAAGGTACAATGATCACAAAGACCGCATGGTCTGAAGCAAACTACGGTCAAGACACGTTGGCAACTCTTGATGCAACACTCCAAATGGACCGTTGTATCTTGGTTTACTAAGGTATTTACTTTTTATTGTTGATTAATAAACAAATCATGGTATAATTAACACAGGGACTAAACCCCTGTGTTTTTTTTTTATGGAAAATGATGTAAAAATGTACGGACAGCAAGACTTTTCACTACCACATGATGTGGTGAAACTACCGTCTGAAGGAAAATTTTATAAAAACAAAAAGAAAAGTGTCAAAGTAGGATACTTGACAGCTGCGGATGAAAATATAATTATGGCAGCAAAGGCTGAGGAAATGATTATGTCTCTACTCAGAGCTAAAATTTATGAACCGGACCTTCGACCTGACGATATGTTAAATGGAGACATTGAAGCGATTCTCATATTTTTACGTAACACATCTTTCGGAAGTGAATATAAGATACAAGTAATAGATCCAGTAACAGGAAAAAAATTCCCAAGTGAAATTCAATTGGATGAGTTGGATATTCAGAAAGTACAACAAGAACCTGACGAAGATGGATGTTTTTCCGTCACCTTACCTAAATCTCAGGTGAATGTAAAAATCAGACCTTTAACATATAAGGAACTTGTTGAAATAAATAAAATGGTGGACACTTATCCCACAGGTAGAGTTGCACCGAAGGTTACTTGGAAATTACAAAAACAAATTGTTTCAGTAAACGGTGACACTACACCCCAACAAATTGCAAAATTCATAGAGGGATTACCTATCATGGATTCTAAATTTATAAAAAGATTCTTGGACGAAAATGAACCAAGATTGGATCTTAGAAGATCCGTTATTGCCCCGTCAGGAGAAAAAGTGGATGTAGAGATCACTTTCGGGGCAGAATTTTTTCGAGTTTTCTTCTGATTACCGGAGATATAAGTTAGATGAATTTCTATTCTTGGCGAAGAATTTAGGTGTTTCTTGGACGGAATATCACAATATACCTACCTACGCAAGAAGGTATTTGGTTGACAAAATAATTGAATCACAAAAAAAAGATTGATGATTCTATTTATTAGAATCAGATAAGATCTCATGCAGGCTCAAAACCCGAATCCAAACCCGAATCCTTCGAATACGGGAGTCACAGGCAAAATCATCAAACAACTACAGGATGCTGTAGAAAATACAGTTGCGACTATAGGTTCTAGGGCCGCTGCTTTAGAAAGGGATTTTACAAGTTTTAACGCAAAATTTGCGTCCGAACTAGGTCAGACTCAAAAAGCTATTGTAGGTCTTCGAGAAGAACTCGCTATAGCAACACCAGGAGTCGTTGGACTGGGAGGGGATTTACAAGATGTCTTCAATATACAAGAATCTATAGCACAAGAACTTAACACCAATCTTATTCTATTAGGAGAAACGACACAAGATTTATTCGTGGCCGCAAATGCTGTTGGGTTAAGTAGTGAAAAGGTTGGTGCAATGGTTGGAGACTTCCAAGATGCGGGTATCCAAGTTGGACTAATCCGAGATACATTACAGGAAACGGTGAACATTGCTCGATCTATCGGAGTAAATACAAATGCGGTTTTTGAAATAGTTCAGAAAAACCTTGGGTCTCTAAACGAATATGGTTTTGAAAGGGGAACCGCGGGTTTGGCAAGCATGGCGGCGAAGGCGGCAATGATGAGAACTGACATGTCTAAAATCTTTACGTTTGCGGAAAAGGTGTTCAGTCCCGAAGGGGCAATAAATGCGGTTTCAGCTTTTCAGAGATTAGGGGTCGCGGTTGGTGATTTAGCAGATCCATTCAGATTAATGTACTTAGCATCTGAAGATGTTGAAGAATTACAGAATCAAGTCGTGAAAATGACTTCCTCTATGACATATTTCGACGAAAAAACTAAAACATTCAAAGTATTCCCAAATGCAAAGAGGGATTTGAGAGAAATTGCTAACGAAACGGGTATCGCCTATGATGAGTTAGTGAAGATGTCAGTTTCCCAACAAAAATTGAACATGATTGCCAAAGACTTTAGAATACAGGGTATTGATGAAGAGTCTAAAATGTTCATATCAAATTTAGCTGAGTATAACCAACAACGTGGTGGATTTACGGTAAAAATTGGTAAGGATGAAAAATTAGTGACAGAACTTACTCAAGGGGATATAGATCAGTTACAAAATCAACCTGTGACTTTGGAGGATTTATCTAGGGCACAACTTACCGAGGATGAATTACAAACCGCTTTGTTACAAAAATTGGTTGATTCAATGGCCGCTCCTACAGCAGCATCCAGGTTAGCGACCGATCCACGAGAAATTGCTAGAGGAATTTTGATGGGAGCAACAGAGGCGACGGACAAATCAGTTGGGAACCAACGAGCTGGCATAGAATCTGTTAACCGTGCGTTGGAAAAAAATAGTAGTGCGTTAATAAATCTTATCAGTGGTGAGGGATCGTTTGCGGAGCTAGCTCAAACAGTATCAGAGACCACAGAAGGTGTGGCTCAAGGATTTGGAAGAATTTCTGATATTTTTACAAATACGAATTGGGGTGAGTCGATCGAAAAATACACATCATCTGGAAATATAATATACGATGCTTCTGTGAAAATATATGATGCGGTATCTTCTGTCACAGAAAAAATTCAAAATTATAGTGTAGACATAGTACAACCACAACTTGAAAAATTAGAAAAGGCGGCCACCAAAACTGTGGTTGAATTTGCGGACATCAAATATCAAGGAAATTTAAACGTGACTCTAACTACTCCAACAGGAACACCACAAGCCGTAGTGGTGACTGACCAGATGGCTTACGATCTATTTAAAAATCCTACGTTCCAAAAACAAACACAAATGGTCATTCAACAAGCTTTGTCTCAAAACAACTACGCAGCTTTACCAAACACAGCATAAAAAAATTCATATTATCCTATTTATAGTAATACGTAAAAAGGATGCCAAGTAGCTTATCATTTGCAGCAACAAAAGCAATAAGAGAAAAATTATTGCTCAGGAATTTGAAACCATATTCCAAACCAGGTGTGTTTGCTCCTCAATCACAGCCAGCTACAGGTGAATTACTCCAAAATGATTTTAATGTACTAGACTCCCCCGATGTCTTAATTGATGCTAATCCATTTGTGAATGTCTTAGGGGTAAAAAATGAATTTGGTCCGTATGGTGGATACAACACAGATATTTCGGGACTTATATCTACTGCGCAAAATACACCGAATCAAGGACCCTACGGTTCATATCCTCCTTACACAGACGCCTTAGAGTTATATTCAGTAACGTTTCAAAAACGTCAATATATCAAAAATGAATATACCCCCGATATTGGATATATTCGATACTATGATATCGGTGATATTATCAAAGAACAAAAAAACGCGACTTATTGGGAACCACCTAGTTTCAGACCTTCCTTATATTCACCATATTCCATTTTATTACAAGAAGATCCTGCAGGTGATTCAGGTGTTGTTTCACAAGATTCTCGAATGATGCAAATTGCTGCGGAGAGAGCAAAATACAGTTTCCAACAACGAGTAAATCAAAATGTAAGATCAGAAACGATTGGTAGAGTAAACATTTTGAATGGTCTTCAGGACCCTGTAAATTTATCTCAAATATTGGCAGGAAGAAGACCAATTATAGATAGAGATTGGAAAATCACTTCAGGTGGTGGAAATATTCTATCACAAGGTCAAGATATTGTACAAAGAATTGCGGGATTTACATTACCGTTCTCACCAATTCCAGGGGATTATTTTGAACAAGATAATATACAAAGAGATTTTGATACCACACAATCTTTAGCACAATCACAAGGTGGTTTGACAGCAAGAATTGTTGGGGGTCTTTTTGGATTACGTGGTTCAAGACCTAAATCCCCTTCACAAGTATTTTTAGACTACACAGGTGCAGGTCAGAGAGCACAACTCACCTCAAACTTAGATCTCAACAGATATAGACCACAATATAATACTGGTGGAACGGGAATAATTTCGGCTTTGGGTAACGCCATCAGAGCGGCATTTGCATCGGATAACGGTGCGGGGTTGTATTATGTTGGAAGTCCCGAAAGAGAACCAAATTATTTGGTATCTCCTCCTGGTGAAGTACCAATTGATCCATTTGGACAACAAGTGCTAGCACCTGTTTATGGACCAGATATATTGGGTAAAGAATATGAGGGTGTAGATCAGAATTTTCAATTTGGTCTTGCTGGTAGGGCATTTGAAGATGATGGAAGTCTGTCGGGTGGATTCACATGGGTAAATGGAAAGTGGGCACCAAATTCGGGAAGAAGACAAAAACCAGGTGGTGATTATGGGTTGGAAGATCCGGATTATCCACTGATTTCGGGACCATTTGAAGGTACACAATCCATTAATTATTCTTTCAAACAGGGGTCCATTATGGACGACACCCAAAGATTGGTAGATTCAGTACCAAATACTGGTGCAAGATTTGGACACGTAGGTAATGCTATTGATCAGACTTCCAAAGTATTCTTTGATGGTTATAAGGAAATCACCAAAGGTTCTCAAGTTATCAAATATTCCGATGGCCAAGAAAATGTGGGAATAGAATATTGTAGAATTTTTACCAAAGATACTCCATATTACACTTTTTCCGATCTTCAAAAATATGAAGGTAATATCAGAAAGTTCAAATATTCTATTTTGGATTCAACGTTCAATTTGAATATCAGCCCCACAAAGGGTGAAGACTCAACCAATATAATAGATGGAAAGGTTACCAAATACATGTTCTCAATCGAGAACTTAGCTTGGAGGACTGGTAGTCGTCCTGGTTTTAGATACAACGACCTTCCGTCCTGTGAAAAAGGTCCCAACGGGGGTAGAGTTATGTGGTTCCCACCATATGATTTAACCTTCTCTGAGGATACGACGCCAAGTTTCAATGAAACATCATTCTTGGGAAGACCTGAACCGATTTATACATATAAGTCAACACAGAGAAGCGGGAATCTGAAATGGAAAATAATTGTTGACCATCCGTCTATTTTGAACTTGATCGTTCAGAAAGTTCTCGCCAACGAAGGGGACAGACCAAAAGTAGACTCAATTGTAAATTCATTTTTTGCTGGATGTAAAAAGTATGATATATACGAACTGGCAAAAATTTATAACACAATCCCAATGACTGAGTTACAAGCATGGCAAGAAGTTATTAATAATCCAAAGACTACCAACGAGCAATATAAAGATGCGGTGAATTTCTTACAGGGAAATGAAACTGTGGTTCCTACAGGTGGGGGTACGGGTCCTTCAGCTTCCGAGCAGATATCTGCAGACTTTTTGGTTGCATATGAAAAAAATGGATTTTACTTTGATAATGACATTCCAGGTACAAACCCTTCATTGACAACGTCAACAAACTTTCAGGATACCTATAACACTTATACTTCAGCATCCAACAAACAAGTCTATCAGAGCAGGGCTAATCAAAAAACTGGTGTAGAATTATTTTTCCAAGACACCGTAGAACAGAACTATGCCCAAATTCAAGAATTAGGTACCAAGATTTACAATATTTTGGAACAAAAACAAGCACAGAAGATCGTTGTTGATCTAATTGGTAGTGCTTCATCTCCTCAAACAGTTGAGTACAACGAAAAATTATCTTCGAGAAGAATTTCTTCCGTTGAAAACTTCTTCAACTCTTTTCAGTTCCCTGGAGGTAAAAGTTTAAAAAAATTCATTGATGAAGGTAAGGTTGTTTTTACAAGAAATCCACAAGGAGAGCAGAGTCGTGCAACCCCTAGAGCTGGAAATATTACGTTGGGACCATTCTCATGTACACAGGACCTTACAGGTAATGACAAAATATATTCCGTTGACGCCATGGCTTGTAGAGCGGTCATTGTTAATAAAATTACAATCGAACCTGTTATCACACAACCCGAACCTAACAACGTTGGTGTTAGTGCTCAACTATTAGAGGACGGAAAAAAAATACAACCTGAAAAACCAGGAACCGGCAATACCCAAGCGTTACAACAACCGACACAATATTTGTACAAAGGAGCGTCTAAGAAATTATTAAGATATCTTTTGAGTGAATGTGATTACTTCGAAGTTATGAAAGTGGCGAATCCATTCATCTATGATTCTATCAAAGAAAAAATTAAGTACTTCCAACCGGCATTCCACTCTATGACCCCTGAGGGTTTAAATTCACGTCTAACATTCCTACAACAATGTACTAGACCTGGAGATACAATTCCAACAATAGGTCCTGATGGTGAGAAACTCTATAATGACGCCACAAATACTGCGTTTGGAGCACCTCCGGTGTTGGTTCTTAGAATTGGTGATTTCTACAACACCAAAATTATTCCAAAGAGTATTAATTTCACCTACGATAAAACTTTTGATATGAACCCCGAAGGAATTGGTTTCCAACCCATGATTGTGGATGTGTCTATGAGTTTCAATTTTGTTGGGGGAATGGGTCTCAAAAATCCGATTGACACGTTACAAAACGCATTGTCATTCAATTACTACGCCAACACTGAAATGTATGATGAGAGAGCCGAGGCAACAGAAGATACTACTAAGTTGGACAAAGAAATAATTCAAGCAATTCAAAATCAAACACCTGTTGTTGGGGCTAAAAATGTTCAAAACGGTCTTTCTACTGATGGTGGTAATACCATAGGTACACAGTCCGTAACAGGTCAAACTTCTTCAGGTGTAACAGGAACATTGAGTTACAAAACATTTATGGACGGAATGGTTGATCAAACCAAGGATTACTTCAATGCCGGACTTATATATTTCGAGAATATTTTGAATAACTACAACTACGGTATCCTATCACTTGTAAATGATACTTCAGGAAAAAATGTTGGGTATAACACAGGTGTTATCAACGGAAACACAACGGCAATTATTGGTAAGAGTTTACAAGTACAGAAAAATCTTGATAACTCCTTTACAAAACTAATTTCGGCGATTGATGGAAATGATATACCTATTTTTGATGACAATGCATTCAAAAATCCAATGATTACTGTTGCACAGAAAAGATTGTTCAAGAAAAACTATAAGGATTTCATCAACACTTACAAAAACAATTTCGCCGATGGAATATCCGAAAATATTTCTACTGTGGTTCAGAATCAACAAAATTTGGTATTCAATTTTGACAGGTTGAATTTCCTATTAGCAGGACCTGCAGCAACTAATGGATATGATGGAAAGGTTAATAAACAAAATATTGCGGAAATCTTTATAACTACAGGAACGACCGAAACATTCAACGGAAGTCCGGTGAATACATATACCCAATTGGGTGTTGATGCAACAACACTTGCTACAAACATCAACGATTATGTTACCCAACTTCAGAACGCTGAAATTTATGTAGGAAATGCCTACGACAAATCATCAGGGGCTTACACTCCACCACCAAGTGAGAATCTCACAAACACACTGTTACCTACCGATGATGCAAAATTAGAATATATGATGATGTCTAAGGCTATGTTACAAGGTAACAAACAAAACTTCTTAAACGCTTTGAAGACAGGATTAGATCAGGCGACACAAAATGCTGTAGATTTCTATTATGATGGATTGGGTAACGCATCGTCAAGGTATAGTGTATGGAAAAAAATATACGATCAAAACAAAACTTTGATTCCTACCTTCAAAACTTCCACAGTTGGGTTATCTTTTGTTGAGTATACACCATCCTTTGGTAAAACACAAGAAAGGGTTACAATATTTGAAACTACATTGACGGCACCAAACAACATAAAGAATACCCTCCAAAATATCTATTTGGCCAAGAATGACACATCACAAATAAACCCATACAACTTCAAGAGAAAGTTCAACTAATATGCAAACTTACTACAACAGATACCAACAGTTTTTTGTCAATGGAGAACAAACCGTAGTTCCGTTCATTCCATTACCATCGAAAACCACTGACCAAAGATATGTTTATAGAGTTGGTATTAGTAGATTAGATAAAGTATCTCAGGAGTTTTACGGAACACCTTTTTTCGGTTGGTTGATCCTCCAAGCCAATCCTCAATATGGAGGGTTAGAATGGAATATACCAAACAACTCTGTGTTGACAATTCCATTCCCACTTGTATCATCATTACAAGATTATAAAAATGGTGTAGACAACTACTTCTTCTATTATGGCCGATAATTTAGGAAATAACAATAATATTTTTGTTGATTTCGACTGTCAAAATATCATTTTGGTTGACCCAAACAAAACACAAAATGATAACGGAACAGTATCGGAAAGAAAACTTGCGCACGAAGATTTGGTTATGTATGCCAATCTTGAGGCTCGTGTAATTCCCCGAACGAAGTTAGCCGTAGGTGCCCCAATTTCGGATGCCATTAGAAACGTACCGTTAGCCTCGATGAACTTTTTGAGACCTGGTGGAAGAACACAGCTCAGAAATGATTATTTGGATGAGATTACAGGACTCAATTCACAGAGTGGTAAAGGAACCAACCAACCAAGTAGAAGTAACATACAACAAGAAAATAAAACGGATCAGTTTTACATATCCCAAAACGTAATTAATCCTTTGGATACAGGATTGTTGGGAATAGAATCAATTAGAATAAAGAACACAAGAAGTGCAACCCCCACAGTCGAGATGACACTTATTGACACTCAAGGAAGAGCGTTGTTTGAGAAGGGGGAGAACTCAGAATATGCAGCATTCTTCAACTTACCTTATCCAATCTTTTATTTAACTCTCAAGGGTTATTATGGTAAGGCGATAAGGTACCAACTTATCCTCACAAACTTCTCAGCGGCATTTGAAGGTAACACAGGAAATTACAGGATCAATTTGGTATTCTACGCTTACAAATATACCATATTAGCCGAAACACAAGTCGGAGCGTTGTTTGCCCTTCCTTACATGTACTCTTCAGATTTCAGAATTCAGAGTACAGGTCAAGAACCCCCTGCGGTACAAGCGGCAAGAGCCTCGTTAGGAAATGACAAAGCCACCACTCAGACTGTAAGATCCACACGTGGATATTCAGCGATCAAGAACATGTATGCTCGTTACAAATCTGCAGGATTGATACCGGTTGATTTACCTGAGTTATCTATACCTGAGTTGTTAGCTCGTTTGGAATTACTACAAAGAAACATTATTACAGGATTTGGTCAAGTGGACTTTAGCCCTTTATCGGACATTCAGAATTACAACAAACTTTTGGTGGACCTGTATAATGACGTGTATTCATCAAATGAAAACTCATGGTATTCAAGGTATATTGATACTCAAAATATTTTTGTTTATAAGTCAAAAGTTGATGACACTCCTTCGAATGAAGAACCTGAGGAGTTGTATGTTTATTTGTTCAAAAATAATATTGCCTCGGATACTCAAGCCAGTGTCAATGCGTATACCCAACTTAAACAGATCGTAGATTCCTATAAGACCGCTTTGGGTAAAAACCCAACCTTGGGTTTGAATGGATCATTTACGGTGGGGGATATTACAGATGATTCTTCCAAAATTACTTCTATTAATAAATTGGTTGTCATAAATCCCTCTAATAGTGTGGATCAAAATAATGCGGTTATTGAAGACACATTCAGAAAGGCTATAAGTGTAAATGATATTGATTGGGAGGCAACTTATTTAGCTCGAAACAAAAGAGAAGGTTCTCCTTTGGAAGTCTTAGATTTGAAGACTAAATCTGCGAGTTTATTTAGACCAACCCAAACTAATTTGGGGGATACGGCGGCATTATATCCAACCTACAATTTCGTATTTGATGGTAAAAATAATTTCAACGGATTATTTCAACAACTTACCAACGAAGTTAACAAACAAAAGGAGAAAGTTGTTGTTGCGTTAGGAAAGTTTTTGGAGAAAAAAATAGAGGGTCCGAATGGACTTGGTTTTAGACCGTCGTTGAGAAACATAATGGCGATGATTTTTGCCTCTATTGAGGGGTTCTTTTTATTATTGGATGATGTCCACACGGACGCTTGGGGTCAGAGATTGAATAAGAAGAGGAGACAGGCAATTTTTAATCCTACTGTGGCATCAGCAAGTCCTGACACAAGTCAGTTGACTCCTACGACAAGTGTTCCTAGTCTGGCTAACGAACCTGTATACCCATGGCCTCAATATTTGGTTAACACAAATGCTGCAGATGATGAACCATTCGAAATTAGATACCCCGGTGAACCAAGTCAAATTGCAATAACTGGTGCTAATGATTATGTTGCTTGGCCTGAGGTAGAATTTGTTGAGGAGTACATCAAGGGACTTGCAAAAACTTTGGATGCACCACCATCACCGAATGGAAATGCGAATTTATCACGAACTATCACTAGATTGTCAGTAAATGCTGTGGAATTTCCTATGACAAACTTCCCATATTCTGATTATCAAAATGTGAAGTTTTTATATGAAATTTATGAAAGGGTTTTATTGTCTGCTTATTGGGACAGACTATCTAAAGGACAACAAGAAAATTTCGAAATTTACAAGACCTTGTCTGATATTGAAAACGTAAACATTCAAACCGCTCTATTGGGTGCGAGTCCACAATTAACAAAAATCTTGAAAAACGTGGCGTTATCTCCAGTGAACTATTTGGATGTTCTTAGAAATTCATCTAACGATGGAACAGGGCCGAGTTGGCAACAATTGATTCGTGGTATTTTCACATCAGAATATCTAAGAGCCATAACAGCCAAGGATTATGGAATATTGCCAAACACCACGTTTTCGAATTCATCCGATTCAACGAGCCAAGATGTTGATTCACTTAATAAAATCCGAGATTTTATAAAAGATTCAAAGTCGAATCAAACAGACATTGCCGATTTATATCCATTTGTTGATTCAAATTGGACAAAATTTAATTTATCGACCTTCACGACAAGTTCGGATCCTTACATCACAACAAAGAGTCTCTATGTAAACGAAACTAAAAAGTTTATAACAAACTTCCAAAATGGTTTGTCACAGAATGAAAACAGACCTTTCACAAGCGGAGAATATCTAACTGTAAATCTTCCTGAGTTAGAAAATGTAAACGGTCTAAATAAAAGTTTCGATAGTTTTTACTTGGAACGAACAATTTCTGGTGATTATTTGGTGACGGAAGGACCGATCACATATACAAATAAAACAGGACGACTTGTTCCTGAACAGACAACGTCGATGATGAATACTCCATTTTTTATCAATGCAATAGATGATGCTGTAACAAGACAAAAAGGTGGTGACAATCAGGCTTATGTTGTTCCAGCATATCTGTTTTTGAATTCTCTTCCGTTGAGTACACTTAGAGAAAAGTATAAAAATGTAACGCCAACACAAAATACTGATTTGGATTACATTTTTGCAACGATGACAAAGTTCGGAGGTATTCACAAACTTCCGTATGCTTGGGTGTTGAAGTATGGCTCAATATGGCACAGATATAAGAAGTGGATTGAAACATCTACAGATATTCTTAATCCTGTATGGAACAATATAAACTATTTTGATTTGTATGATCCGATCACTCAAAACCTTCAGAAACCATATAATTTCCAAAATCAAAAAAATAAATCTGTAGGTATTGTAGGTCAGAATAATTTGACTGTACCTGGAATTACAAATTCTACGATGAACGTTGGATTTTATCCAAAGCTGATAAATAACTATTATTATATTTTTACAGGTCAAGATTTATTTACAACATATTCAGATGCTGAAATTCAGAGTGCTGTAAGTGAAGGATTAAACGTTGGTAACATACCGAAAAGTTCGATTGAACTTCCTTTGGGATTTGATAATAACGCACCAACAAGAATGTTGAACTTCAGAACATGGTACGTCAGTTTCAATTCTAAAGATTCTGCAAAATTTAATAGGTTAACTCAAAACCAAACAATTATTATTCCATCATTCGCAAGTAATGCCAACCAAGTTTCTGAAGAATGTTTTAAAAATTCACCAACAGGAAAAACCCTTACTCAAGAAGTTTTCAACAACACCGCGATTTATGATGGTTCTGCAAGAACTTTTTGGTCATCACCAAACTATGGTTATTTTGAACTTCCAAGTATCACGAAACCAAATTATGATGAATACTTTAAAGAAATTCTTCCCAATACAACCAATAATAAGCCTTTTGAATTACAAACCGATTATAGTAACATTGAAGAAATTTTCGGTGTTTTGAAAAAAGAGATATTGGATGAGTTTGAAACCGAGTTTTTAAATTTCTGTTCTCCTCAAACTGATAGTAGTTTAGATTTTTCTATCTTGGAAAATAAAAACTTCCAAACTATGTTCCAAGAAATGATGTCAATTGATGTTGTTGACAACCAACTTCCGTATGAAGACTACGTGAAAAAAGTTGGTGCTTTACAAGCTGAAAAAATTACAAACACAGTTAGATCATTCTTGAATTATGATATTGCCTTAAAAATTGGAAACCCAAGTAATTTTGATAGAAGACTTTGGGGTAGTTTTACCACGAATCCTTCTAATAAAGTGTTTGATGGGTATACATGGAACGCCTACACAAGTGGCACTTTACCTACCCAAGGTGGATCAACAACTCTTGCAGTTTCTATTTCACTAAATCCAGCAGCGTGGAGAAACATGTATACTTATGTAGGTTTTGGAACCACACCAGGAATTCAATATAGTGACAACGGTAGTTACTACACCGACTTCTTTGTGGATTTAAATATAGAATTTACCGAGGAAAACGTTCAAAATTTTGCTCCATTGATAAAAATATATGGTACACAAAAATTATTGGCCGACGGAAACTATACTTCAAATGATTTTACACAAGCAATCAATAATTACTATACCGACAATGATAAGTTCATAAGTCAGATTTTAACTCAATTATTCTTTAGTTTACAGAAACAATTACCAAACGTTGAGCAGACCAATGAAAAACCAATTTTATCGGCTTTAGATGGTAACCAACAAAAGATAGATTTTTGGGAGTCATTCAAAGCATTCAATGATAAATGGATTGCAGGTGGTGAATTCAGAGAGAGAACTTTATTTCAAGATGTTCTATTTTTGGATCGTGCTAATAGAGATATTGGTGATACTGTCTTGATGGATGTCATAAAACTGAAAGAATTCTTATCAGGATCTACAGTTACAAATGCGAGGGTTATTGATTTTGTAAGTAAAATTTTTGTTGACAATAAATTCCAAATGATGCCGATGCCGGCATATATCAACTTTTGGGGTGTTGGTGAAGTTGTAAACGGTCAACGACCTAGAACGGAAACTAGTCAAGATATGGCGAATTCCTTATTTGGGACATTTTTGGATGTTGATTACAGAGAATCTTCACCAAAATTGGTTTGTTACTATGTTGGTAAACCATCCGAACACTTAAATTTTAGAGCAAACGAGAATTACAAATGGAGATCAGATTCATTTGATTTCGATTGTGGTGGTGATAATCCAATATACGCGGATATGGATGAAAAAACGGATTTTGCTAATTCAAATAAAGTGGTAGGATTTAATGTTGATTTTGGAACAAGAAACCAAGGCATTTTTTATAGTATTCAATTAGACCAAAATGGAGCCGCAGCAACCACAGAATCGAACAGAGTTGTTACCGATGTTGCCCTTACTGCGGGTGGGAAACGAGCCACATCTCAAAGTGTATCATTATTCAATTATTACAAAGTAAGAAGTTATGAATGTCGTGTAGAGTCCTTGGGGAATGTTATGATACAACCTACAATGTACTTTAATTTACAACGTGTACCAATGTTCTATGGACCATACATGATACAGTCAGTTGAGCACGTAATACAACCTGGCGACTTCAAGACGTTCTTTACTGGTATGAGAATGCCTGTTGCATCAATTCCAAAGATCACTGAACAACTTGTTAGTTTGAATGAAAATTTACTCAGCGAATTAGTTCAACAAGTACAAAGGCTTAAAGAAACTGATGCACAGACAGTATCCAATAATGTAATTTCTGTGGGTAATTCAATTAGAAGTAATCAAGTGTTCGCTGCGGCTTCACCGGCAAGATGTGTTGCAGACATGCAAGTTGCAAATATTAGGTATAGAAATTACCAAGGGATTGAAACAACTAAACGTGAAATTACATTCTCAGAGTTGGCAACAAAGATTAAGAGTAAAATTTCTGATAATGCTCTGAAAGGTATTGTATTCTTCACGGCTTATTTGAATGGACATAATGACAACAAGTTCATAACTTGGGACTATGACTTGGGAGGCACTCCTTTCGGAGGTACAATTTATAGTGGGATTTCATATAGTGAAAGACGTGTATTCTTCAGACCTGAATTTGGTTGTAGGACAAGTTCGGATGGTATTTCAGTACCTTATGCGGTATTTGATTCATTCGAAAAATCTGTAGATTTTATAAATGACTACTTCAAGACTTTGTACAATACAACAAGTTCTGTAACTCAGAGTAAATTAAACTGGTCGACCAAAAGTGATTATATTGCCAGTTTGGTTTTACTTTGGACTGAATGGTGGCCAACTAAAAAATTCCAAACAACTGAACAATATACCAATTGGGTTAAATCCAACACGAGTACATTACAGAGTTTGGGAAAACAAGCAGAAGAGGCGGTTGAAAAGGCAATCTCTTTAGGACTTATTAACTTTTGATGATATTTATAGATAAAAAAACATGGACATTAAGAAACATTTAGATGCATATCTTGGGAAAAACACAAGATATTCTGAAAAAGCCACAGGAAATGGTTTCACCGAAGTTTGTGACCTTGATACTGGTGACTGTTATACAGTTAGAGATCGTGATGGGTTGATTGAACGAGTTGACAACACAATGAGAACCAACAGAAAAGTTCAAGTTGAAACCCCACAAGGAGTTAAACAATTATTAAACGGATAAGAAATGAGTAGTGTTGATAAAAAAATTTTAGAGGAGTTGACAAGACACAACTCAATAAACAAATATATTACAGAACAAGAAGCTGCTGCACCCGATTTGGGAGCCGAAGCTGGTGATGAAGCGGGTGTAGAAACTGCGTTAGATACCGATATAAATCAAGATCCTACAATCGGAGACACTCCGTCAGTTGAACCTGAGGTTATAGACGTAACTCAAGATGCTGAAGTAGAAAAAATTTCAGATAGTGGTGAAGTTGAGGGATCAGATGAAAGTTCATCGGAAGAATTAGATATCACTGACTTAGTCAATTCACAAAAATCTATTGAGGAAAAACAAAATCAGTATTTTGACTCAATGTTCCAACAACTCAATCAATTGCAATCTAAATTGAGTGAAATGGATAATCTAATGACAGCATTGAACTCGTTGGAACAAAAGGTTGAAAAATACAGACCTAAAACTCCTGAAGAAAAATTAGAATTGAGAAGTTTAGATTCGGGACCCTTCCAACAAAAGTTATCAGATTTTTTTGCTGACAAACAGGAAGATATGGAAAAGACAGGTAAAAATGAATATGTACTAACATCAGATGAAGTACAACAGTTCACCCCATCTGAAATTGCAAAAACCTTTGACACCTATGGTAATGAACCAACAGGTTCTAAGTTCAAAATGAATTGATTTTTATAAAAAAAATATTATATTAGAAGGGTCACATTGTGACCCTTTTTATTTGGCGAATAATTTGACTAAACAATAAACTTGGCGTATAATTCCTATGTCTAACAATTAATAATTTTTTTTACAACTATGGCTAGTCCACTTGACGCAGTTCTCGCTCAATACGAGAAAAACACCCAATCCTATGACAACTCAGGTAAGATGTCACAGGAAGAAAGAATGAAGAAATACTTCGCTTGTATTCTCCCACAAGGTCAATCACAAGGTCAACGAAGAGTCCGAATTCTTCCCACTAAAGACGGATCATCTCCTTTCGTAGAGGTCTATTACCACGAACTTCAAGTCGGGGGTAAATGGCAGAAATTCTATGATCCGGGAAAAAATGACAACGAGCGTTCTCCATTGAACGAAGTTTATGATGAACTTATGGCAACTGGTAAAGAGTCTGATAAGGAACTTGCTCGTCAATACAAATCACGCAAATTTTACATTGCAAAAGTTGTCGATCGTGACGCTGAAGAAGAAGGTGTGAAGTTTTGGCGTTTCAAACACAACTACAAGAATGAAGGTATCCTTGATAAGATCATCCCTATTTGGAGACAAAAAGGTGATATTACTGATTCAGAAAAAGGTCGTGACCTAATCATTCAGTTAGTCAAACAAAAAACCCCTGGAGGTAAAGATTACACGTCAATTCAGACGATTATGCATGACGATCCCTCACTTCTACATACTGATGAATCAGTTATGAAAGAGTGGTTGGCTGATGAATTGACATGGAACGATGTGTATTCCAAAAAACCTGTTGAATACCTGGAAGCAATTGCCCGTGGTGAAGAACCACGATGGGATTCTGAAACAGGTAAGTATGTTTATGGTGACGACGCACTTCTCTCTATGGGAGGAGGTAAATCGGCTCCTTTAGCAGACCCACAGGCAGGTGCTGATCCCGATGAGGACCTACCTTTCTAAATAAATGATGGTGCAGGATTTGCCTGCACCATTTTTTTTTATACTATGCCGAAAATAGTTAAAGTATCACCAGTGTATCGTTATTACGAACTTGAATTGACAGAAGAACAAAAAAAAATTTATGAGGAAACCCCTAATGAATTTTTAATTAATATTGTAAAAGACGAGGATTGGGTTTATATTGAAAGTATTGTAGGAGCTGACGAATACGAATTAAAAAAATAACAAAAATGGCAACACTAAGAAAATACGTAACCACAACAGACATCAATGTCTACGAAGTTGAACTTACTGATGAACAGCTTGAAATGTACCAAGAAGATCTCGAAAGATTTCACGATGAAATCATCGATGAGTTGGACTGGGACTTTGCTTATGACAAAGTTGGTGATGAAGAAAACGAATACGAATTGAGAGATTGATATGGCACTCAAAAAAAATGATTTTTCATCACTGAAGAAAAAGTTCTCAACTTCAGCAAAATACAAACCCCAACGTTTTTTTGATTTGGGTAAAAACTTTTTGGAGGCTGTTGGTCTTCCAGGTCCTGCTTTTGGACACATCAACATGTTCTTGGGACACAGTGATACAGGAAAAACTACCGCACTAGTAAAAACTGCTGTGAGCGCTCAGAAACAAAATGTTCTTCCCGTGTTTATTATCACTGAACAGAAGTGGAGTTTCGAACACGCACGACTAATGGGATTTGATTGTGAAGAAGTGGTGGACGAAGAAACAGGAGAAATCGATTGGGACGGATTCTTTATATTCAACAACAACTTTAGCTACATTGAACAAATCACCGATTACATCAACGAACTTTTGGACGCTCAAGATAAAGGTGAATTGGAATATGATTTGTTATTCCTTTGGGATTCAATCGGTTCTGTACCATCTAAGATGACTTATGATGGTAAGGGTGGTAAACAACACAACGCAGCTACACTTGCAGATAAAATCGGTATGGGTATCAACCAACGAATTTCGGGTTCACGAAAAGCCGATTCAAAGTACGAGAATACTTTAGTAATCGTAAATCAACCTTGGGTTGAACTTCCTGATAATCCATTCGGACAACCAAAAATTAAAGCAAAAGGTGGTGAATCAGTTTGGTTGAACTCATCATTGGTATTCTTGTTTGGAAATCAAAAAGGTGCTGGTACGACAAAGATCACGGCAACAAAGGATAAGAGAACTGTTAAGTTTGCTATCCGTTCAAAAATCTCTGTGATGAAAAACCACATCAACGGTTTGGGTTACGAAGATGGAAAGATCATCGTTACTCCACACGGTTTCTTGGCAGGTAAGGATACCGCTGAAGAGAAGGCTTCTATCGAGGCTTACAAGAAAGAGCATTCAGACTACTGGAAGGAGATTATTGGTTCGGACGGGGACTTTTCCCTGAACGAAGAGAAAGACCCTGAGACACTCTAATATGTTGTTAGGATTGGGTATATTCCTTATGGGTTTCGGTCTTGCAGGATTTTTGCATACCGTTTATGAAATTTACACATTGTCGAACCCTTCAAAAGGTAAGAAGTGAAAACTCTTTTAGTAGATGGAGATAATTTATTTAAAATCGGATTCCACGGAGTCCGCGAATTCTTTGTTGATGGAAATCACATCGGCGGAGTCTTCCACTTTCTCAACACACTTAGAAAACAGTTGGATGAGCACAACTACGACAAAGTCATTGTCTTTTGGGACGGGGACGGCAACTCATCCCAACGACGTGAAATATACCCCAAGTACAAACTGAACCGAAGACAAGATATGAACGAGTTCAAACTCGAGTCATATCATATCCAAAAGGAGAGGGTAAAACAGTACTTGGAGGAATGTTTCGTGCGTCAACTCAGGGTTGACAACAATGAATCTGATGACCTAATTGCCTACTACTGTCAGGTGGCTATAGATGAGGATAAAATTATCTTTACCGCTGACAAAGACCTGTTACAACTCATCGATTCAACAACATCCATTTATTCACCGATGATCAAAGTGATGTATAAGATGGGGGACAAAGTATCCATTATGGGTAACCAAATTCCTCATCAGAACATCCTGACCCTTAAGGTGATAATGGGTGACAAGAGCGATAACATTGATGGTATCGAGAGACTCGGAGAAAAAACTTTTCTAAAGTTTTTCCCTGAGGTCCTTGACGAGGTGGTTTCTGTAGATGATATTTTATCTAAAACCAATCAACTTCTTCAGGAGAATGAAACTAACAAAGCATTACAGAATCTTGTCAAAGGAAAGACAAAAGACGGTGAACTCGGTAATACATTCTTTGATGTAAATAAAAGAATCGTGGATTTGTCAAATCCGATGATTACTGAAGAAGGTAAAGAACTTGTCCAACTTTATTATCGTGAAACAATGGATCCCGAGGGTAGGGGGTCGAAGAATCTTATTAGAATGATGACAGATGATGGTTTCTTCAAATTTTTACCTAAAACCGACGAAGCTTTTTTGAACTTCGTCCAACCGTTTATGAAACTAACAAGAAAAGAAAAAAGAAAATTCAAACAATCAAATTAAATTTTATGAAAGAACAAGATATCGTTAAGATGGAGTTTCTAATAACTTTGAATAATAACATTGTAATTCAAAGATACTTCAACGTACGTGGATATAATTCCACAGCTAGGGTTTCGGTTGACCTCTATGAATATGTTAGATCTTTAGTCGAGGCATTCGAACAAACTCAAAAAATGAGAACTGTTGTTTATATGCTTGATAATCAATTTGACATTATTGAGGATTCCACAATTTTGGATACCGACAATACCGATGGACCTGAAACGTTCAATTTTTACATTAAAATCGGAGATCAGACAATTTGTCACAGAATGCTTGATGCAAAAAATTTCCCACCTAAAATAAGATACACCGTAGACATACGCCAAGAGGCAAAAAGTATACTTCGGGACCTAACTGACATCTTTTCAGGGCGAGATTTTTGTACTCAGTACCTGAATTATACACTGGCTTGAGCGTATTTATAACTTACAGAAAAGGGAACAACATTATGTCAAATAGAAACTTCGAATATCTCGGAAATACATTTCAATTACAACTATTAAATCAACTAATTTTAGATAAAGATTTTTCACATTCTATCATCGACGTAATCGAACCTTCACATTTCGAAAACAAATACTTCAAGACCTTGATTCAATTAATCAAGGAGTACTATGTAAAGTACGATTGTACACCTTCATTTGAAACCTTATCTCAAATTGTCAAAAGTGAGTTTCCACAAGAACTCATGTTGAAAATTTTGAATGACACTATCAAACAAGTACAAGATTCACCTATTGATGGAGTTAGTTTTGTACAAGAAAAAGCATTGAAATTCTGTAAACAACAAGAACTTCAAAAAGCTATTGTAAAATCCCAAAAAATTCTCGATAATGGAGAATTTGAAAATTATGAAAAACTTGAAGAATTGTTTAGAAGTGCAATTCAAATAGGGGAGAACAACAACAAAGTTGAAGATGTTTTTATGAATCTTGATGATGTACTCAATGAGGATTTTAGACACCCCATCCCAATGGGAATCGTTGGGATAGATAAACTACTGAAAGGTGGTTTGGCTAAGGGTGAATTGGGTGTGATTTTGGCACCAACAGGTGTTGGTAAAACGACCATTCTTTCAAAAATTGCAAATAGTGCCTTCAACAATGGTTATAATGTTTTACAGTTGTTTTTTGAGGACAACCCTAAGGTAATTCAAAGAAAACACTTCACAATGTGGACAGGTATTGCACCTGATGATCTACCGAATCACAGAGAAGAAGTTCTTGAAAAAGCACGTGAAGTTAAGGAGGAAATGACAAATAAGTTATACTTAAAAAAATTACCTTCAGATACTCACACTATGACTCAGATCAAAAATATGATTCGTAAAATGATTGCGGATGGTCATAAAATCGATATGCTTTTAGTTGACTATATCGATTGTATTGTACCTGACAAAAACTTAGGTGATGAATGGAAAAGTGAAGGTTCAGTCATGAGAGGTTTTGAAGCTCTTTGTCATGAACTAAATGTTGTGGGATGGACTGCGACACAGGGTAACAGAAGCTCTATATCTTCTGAGGTTGTAACCACCGACCAAATGGGTGGTAGTATTAAGAAGGCTCAAGTAGGTCACGTTATCATTTCCGTGGCAAAGACCTTACAGCAAAAAGAAATGAATTTGGCTACCATCGCCATAACCAAATCTCGAATTGGTAAAGATGGTGTTGTTTTTGAAAACTGTAAGTTTGATAATGAAATGCTTGAAATTGACACGGATAGTTCAGTAACTTTCTTAGGATTTGAAGAAAAGAAAGAAGAACAAAAACGTGATCGTATTAGAGAACTCATGGAAAAAAGACAACAACGTGAAAAACAAAACTAAATTTATAAAATTTTAAACAATGGAAGAGTTATTAGATATGATATCTAGTGATGTCCGTTACGTTATCAAACGTAATGGAGATAGGGTTTTATTTGAGTCTGAAAAAATAAAAAGGGCGGTTGTCAAAGCTATGGAAAGCGTCGAAAAAGTAGATGATGAAATGGCTGAGAAAATTGCTCGATTGACTAAAAAAAGTTTATTCAGAGGTGATAAACTTAGAGTACCTCATGTAGATGAAATTCATGACATGGTAGAAAATAAATTGATGGATAATGGGTTGAATGATGTTGCTAAGGAATATATCATTTACAGATCAATTCATCGTCCCAACATCTTTTCAAAGAGGGTAAATCTGAAACCTTATGAATATCCTGAGTTGAGTGAATATGTTGATGCTATCCGACATTCATATTGGGTTCATACTGAATTTAATTTCACATCAGATATACAAGATTTCAAAGTACATTTGTCTGATAAGGAAAAAATGGCGGTTCAGAGAGCTATGTTGGCAATATCTCAAATTGAAATTGCAGTTAAGACATTTTGGGGTGACATTTATAAAAGAATGCCAAAACCTGAAATTGGAAACGTAGGTGCAACTTTTGCAGAATCCGAAGTCAGACATGCTGATGCTTATTCACATTTGATTCAACTACTTGGATTGAATTCTGAATTTCAAAACTTGATGGAAGTTCCGGCAATCAGAAGACGAATAAAATATTTAGAAAAATCTATTTCGAATTCCAAAACAGTTGAAAACCAAGATTATTTTGAATCTGTAATTTTATTCTCGATGTTTGTGGAAAACGTTTCTTTGTTTTCACAATTTTTGGTTATCATGTCTTTTAACAAATTTAAGAATGTTCTAAAAGGAACTAGCAATGCTGTTGAGGCTACATCCAAAGAAGAGAATATCCATGCTGAGTTTGGATTTGATTTGGTGAATTTAATAAAAAAAGAAAACCCAAATTGGTGGACACCTCAACTTGTCGAGGATATCATTGATGCTACGATGGATGCCTACGAAGCTGAGGCTGATATAGTTGAGTGGATTTTCGAAATGGGTGATTTGGATTTCCTATCAAAAGAACAAACTTTGGAGTTCATAAAAAATAGATTCAACCTATCATTGAATTCTATTGGAATTGATAATGTTTTCAAAGTTGACAAAAAAATATTGGAAACAACTGAATGGTTTGATGATGAAATTTTGACAACAAAACATACAGACTTTTTTAACAAAAGAAGTATCAATTACAGTAAAAAACAAAAATCAATTACACTTAACGACTTATTTTAATTTATATAAAAACACAATATGGAAAATAGAAAACCATTCGATTGGATTAATGATGAATCGATCACATTCCTCCGTCGTGGATATTTGAGTGAGGGAGAACAACCCTTGGAACGTATCAAAATTATTGCTAACCACGCAGAAAAACTTTTAGGGATCGAAGGATTCGCCGATAAGTTTTATGATTATATGGGTAAAGGATGGTATTCATTATCGTCCCCTGTTTGGGCAAACTTTGGAAAAAAAAGAGGCTTACCTGTAAGTTGTTTTGGTTCCAATGTTGGTGACAACATTGAATCCATTTTATACACACAAGCTGAAGTTGGTGAGATGAGTAAAATGGGTGGAGGTACTTCTGGTTACTTTGGTAATATTCGTGGTAGAGGGGCAACCATTACAGATAATGGACATGCACCTGGTGCGGTTCATTTTATGAATTTATTCCAAAGCGTTGTTGACAATATTTCACAAGGATCAACACGTAGAGGTCGATTTTCACCATATCTACCTGTAGAACATCCTGATATTATGGAATTTTTGGAAATCGGTACCGAGGGATTCCCAATTCAAGATCTTACTCACGCAGTTACTGTTACCGACCAATTCATGAAAGAAATGATTGATGGGGACGGAGAAAAAAGAGCTATTTGGGCTAAAGTAATTCAACGCAGAGGTGAGATTGGTTATCCATACATCATGTTTTCAGATACAATGAATAACAACGCACCTGAGGTTTATAAGGATAAAGGAATGAAAATTTATAACTCAAATTTGTGTTCTGAAATCGCTCTTCATAACTCAGAAGAAGAATCATTCGTTTGTGTTCTTTCCTCAATGAATTTACTTCACTACGAAGAATGGAAAGACACTGACGCAGTTGAAACTATGATTTATTTCTTGGATGCGGTGGTTACAGAATTCCTAAGTAAAATTGATGACATTCGTAATAGTGGTACTTTGGAAGGTCAAAGAGCTTTTTTCTATTTAGAGAAAGCATACAACTTTGCTAAAAGACAAAGAGCACTTGGTCTCGGAGTTTTGGGTTGGCACTCTTTATTACAATCAAAGAATCTTCCTTTTGACAGTAAGGAAACCGCAAGATTGAATGTTGAAGTGTTCAAACTAATCAAAGATAAATCTTACAAAGCATCTGCTGATTTGGCGGAAATGTTTGGTGAACCAGAGACTTTAGTTGGATACGGAAGACGTAACGTCACACTGAATGCTATTGCACCCACAACATCTTCAGCGTTTATTTTGGGACAAGTTTCACAATCCATTGAACCAATTTGGTCAAATGCGTATGTAAAAGACGTAGCTAAATTGAAGGTTACCATTAAAAATCCTGTTCTGAAAAAATTATTGGCTGAAATGAACAAGGACACAAAAGAAGTTTGGAATAGTATAAAAAAATATGACGGTTCCGTACAACACTTAGAATTTTTGACAGATGAACAGAAGGATGTTTTTAGAACTTTTGCTGAAATAAACCAATCCTCAATTATTAATCAGGCTGCGGTGAGACAAGATTTTATTGATCAGGCACAATCATTGAATCTTATGGTTTCACCAGATATGCCAACTAAAGATGTTAATAAATTGTTGATTGATGCTTGGCAATTGGGTGTGAAAACTCTTTATTATCAACACTCTATGAATTCGGCTCAGGCTTTCGCAAGAAAGAAATTGAATCTAAATGACCTTGAATGCGTGGCTTGTCAAGCATAATTATTCAATATAATATGTATTAGATGAAAAACCCGACATGAAAGTGTTGGGTTTTTTTATATCCTAAAAAAAATAATGAGATATATTTATCAGTATGGCAAATGGTAAAACATATGGATTCACATTCCCCTTTGTAGATTCTTTCGACGGAAAATACTTAGATCTTACTGATTATCCTGCAGAAGAAGTACGAAGTAATCTTATTCATCTTCTACTTACTAGGAAGGGTTCAAGATACTTTTTACCTGATTTTGGGACAAGATTATTAGAATATATCTTCGAACCACTTGACGGACCGACCTTTCAAAGTATCGAAGCTGAAATTAGAGATTCAGTTCAAAAATTCATGCCACAATTACAATTGACCAATATATCAATAACTTCTCCAACAGGAGAAGCTGCAGGACTAACTGCTACTGAAGCTGGTGGTGTTATTGATCCTGGTATCAGAAGATACAATCAAGATGTTGCTGAATACACTGCCACGGTTAGGATTGACTATTCTATAACAAATGACGTTTTCAATACAAAAGATTTTGTCATAATAAATATTTAAGAGTATGGCTGAAAAAAGAATATCCTATACAGTAAGAGATTTTGCGGCAATTCGTCAGGAACTCGTTAATTACACAAAAACATACTATCCTGAACTAATTGATAATTTCAATGATGCTTCGGTGTTTTCTGTTTTTTTAGACCTTAATGCTGCAGTTGCAGACAATTTACACTACCACATAGACAGAAGTATTCAAGAAACAGTCCTTCAGTTTGCACAACAAAGATCGTCGATATATAACATTGCGAGAACTTACGGTTTAAAAATACCAGGACAGAGACCGTCTATAGCATTGGTGGACTTCTCAATAACAGTTCCGGCATCTGGAGACAAAGAAGATGAACGATACTTGGGTACACTAAGAGCTGGTAGTCAGGTTATTGGTTCAGGACAAATATTTGAAAATTTATATGACGTAAACTTTGCATCACCATTCAATCAAGATGGTTTTCCAAATAGATTAAAAATTCCAAACTTTGACGCAAGTGGTAATTTGATAAATTATACAATTACTAAACGAGAAACCGTCGTAAACGGTATAACCAAAGTTTTCAAAAGAGTTATCACACCCAATGATGTAAGACCATTCTTTGAGTTTTTCTTACCTGAAAAAAATGTATTAGGTGTAACTTCAATTATCCAAAGAGACGGAACTTCGTATTCAAATGTACCAACTCCTCAAGAGTTCTTGGGAGCACAAGGTAGATGGTATGAAGTACCTGCACTTGCTGATGACAGAGTTTTCATTGAAGACCCTACCAAGCCTTCGGATGACCCGGCGATAAAAGTTGGTAGATACATTCAAACACAACAACGTTTCATTACTGAATATACTCCTGAAGGATTTTTGAAAATCACATTTGGAGGAGGAACAAACACTGCCGAAGACCAATTAAGAGAATTCACTGCTTTGGACGTACCATTGAAAATTCAAAGATATCAAAATAATATGATGTCTTTGGGGTCGACACCTAAGGCAAATACAACTTTATTCATCCAATATAGAATAGGTGGGGGTTTAGGAACCAATTTAGGTGTCAATGTTATAAATCAAATTGGATCTGTAGACTTTTTTGTAAATGGACCTTCGGATTTGATTAACACTTCAGTAATCAATTCTTTGGCATGTAACAATATAACGGCGGCAATTGGTGGTGCGGGATATCCGTCCACAGAAGAAGTTAGAAATTACGTTACGTTTAATTTTTCAGCTCAAAACCGTGCTGTTACCATAAATGACTATGAGGCGATTATAAGAAATATGCCAGGTCAATTTGGTGCACCTGCAAAAGTATCTATTACAGAAAATAATAACAAAATTCTGATCAACGTTTTGTCATATGATTCTTCAGGGAATTTGACTTCTGAGGTTTCACAGACAATGAAAAAGAATTTGGCGGAATATCTCTCGAATTATAGAATGATCAATGATTATGTACAAATCGGAAATGCACAAGTTATAGATTTAGCGGTGGATGTACAAGCGGTCTTAGATTCAACACAAAACCAAGGTGCCGTAATCTCCAATATTATTGATAGAGTAACAACATTCTTTAGTCCAACAATCAGAGAAATGGGAGAAGATATTTTGGTATCTGAATTAAGTCGTCTGATTCAATCAGAAAATGGTGTCATAAGTGTTGGAGAAATTAAGTTATACAATAAAGTAGGTGGACAATATAGTTCATCACAAACTTCTATGCCATATTCTGATGTTGCAACAAAAGAAATTTCATTAGTTGATAATACAATCTTTGCAGAACCTAATCAGATTTATCAAATTAGATTTCCGGCTAAAGACGTTACCGTCAGAGTCAAGAATTATCAGACAACTAATTTTTCCTAATCTATAATTTTCAGAACTTTCAATTACTTTATATAAAATAGTGGATAAACTATTTATCATAGAAAGTTTCTTTTAATGTCCAAATCATATAGAATAAGAACCCAAGTAGGTGTAGACAGACAAATCAATGTTCAATTGGATCAAGACTTTGATCAAATTGAGATTTTATCATTGAAGATTAGGAGTGAGGATGTCTACACCAGAATGTGTGCAGATTACGGAGTAGTCGTAGGAAGGGTTTTTACAAACGGAGGGTATGGGGTCCCAAATGCAAAATTATCAATATTTGTTCCCATAACAGACGAGGATTTTAACAATGAAATAATACGAGATCTTTATCCGTATCAAACTATAGAAGATACAAATGAAGATGGTTATAGGTATAATCTTCTTCCATATGAAAGAAATCACGCAGGACATGTTCCAACCGGAACATTCCCAAGTAAAAATGACATTCTTACAAATCCTGCTCTAATTCAAGTTTATGACAAATATTACAAATATACGGTCAAAACAAATGGTAGTGGTGACTTCTTAATAATGGGGGTTCCTATAGGGACTCAAACTTTGGTAATGAATTTGGACCTGTCAGATATGGGACCATTCTCTCTTTCACCTCAGGACTTGGTCAGAATGGGAAGAGCAAGTTCAAGTGATTTCAATACGGCAGATTTCAATTCATCGGTAGATTTTCAGTCATTACCTCAGATAGTAACCCTAAATCAGAGTATAGATGTTCAACCATTTTGGGGGCAACCTGAACTTTGCGACGTTGGAATTATACGACACGACTTTAATTTGGGGGATGTAGGTGTAAGTATCGAACCTACAGCAATGTTCATGGGTTCATTAACTACAAACATTGACGATAAAGCAATTGCAAACGGATGTAGACCACCATCTGAGATGGGGAACCTTTGTAACCTAACGACAGCGCCTGGAGAAATAGTTGCAATCAGACAAACTATATTTCAAGATAGTAATGGGTTACCAATATTGGAACAAGCAGAATTACCGAATGGAGGTAAAGTCATCGACGAAGAAGGAACTTGGTTGTTAGAAGTCCCAATGAATTTGGATTATGTAACAACAAATGAGTTTGGTGAACAAATATTGAGTAACGATCCTAAGATCGGTGTACCAACGAAAGGAAAATATAGGTTTAAAATAAAATATGGACAATCACCTGATTTAGAACTTTCCGAAACGAGACGTGCGTATTTCTTAGTTCCAAACGTGAAAGAATATGGTTGGACAAATTCTCTGTCTGACCCATATTATAGTTTGAATACAAATTCTTCAAACTACAAAGATTTATTAGGTTCATATTATTTTGGACTTGATTGGTCTGGTTATACGAATGCACAAGCGGCTGTAAATTGTGAAGACACATTTTATGAGTTTGTATACAATAAAGTTTATACAGTTTCTGGGCTTATTGACCAATATTTTAAAGGATTGAATAGGGGTAATTTCATTGGTATCAAAGAAATTACAGATTCAGAATGTGCTTCGGAAAATAACAAATATCCTGCAACAGATGGTGTAAGGAATTTCGACTTATTATTTTTTATTGTTAATATTTTACTTACAATCTTATCTCCATTAGCAGTTGTCCTTATACCTGTATTACATTTTATTGCCCAATTTTGGCCAATATTCAGAACCATAGTAAAATGGGTATTACCATTATATTGGTCGGCTCAAATTGTCACTATGCTAGTAGCTATTGCAGGTTCCGCAGGTATTGCATGGGGATTAATAGGTCAGGTTATTTTCAACGGTTTGTTACTTATCGCTTGGAATAGACTTATTGCTCCGCTTTTGGATAATTTTACATTAAAACAATTGAAGTTACCAATGTTGAGTTATCCTGACTGTGAAGCTTGTGATTGTGAAATTTTAGATTTGGATTTGCAATTTCCTACGTTCAAAATTCCGGGTTATGAGTTTGGTACTAATATTAGTTATGGAGATTATGACATGTCATATCGAGGTAGTAATTCTCTGTTGATCTCTTCGAATAGTTCAATAACTTGGGGAGCCCTTATCGGTGACCCTGGAAATACTGAACCCCAAGGAATTGATTCTAGTTTATATCCAAGTGGGTCACAAAGTAACAGAAATTCCAAATATCAAGCTGATATTGCGGGATTTCAATATTCTTTAGGAGGATATCCTATTGGTGCATCCGTGGGAATGAGTATTGTTGAGGCACCAAGTCAGCCTATCACCACAACATTGCAAGCGAATGTAATTTTATCTCAATCGATGAATCTTGCCAATATTAGAGAGAGATATTTTGAAGATTCTAATGTCATCCAAACCACAGTCTCTAATACAAATTTTGTTTCAGATTCTGTAACCGATAATGTAATGGTTTTATTGATGCAACCTGGAACATATATTCCTAATGGTACTCTTATGAGTTTTGTAGATCCAACATCAATTACTGATTTGAATCTTTCTTCTACAACTCAAAATCAATTCGGTAATTTTTCTATTACGGGTACGTCTCAAACTGGTGTTGTTTCCAAAACTGTGAGTTATATACAAACAAACGCAGTACCCGCCACGGCAAATTTATATATAACAGGAAATACTGCGGAAACTTATTATAAACGAGCTACAGGTATTGAATATTTTCAAGTATTGACTGGTATGACGGCTCTAGATGTGGAAAATACATTGAGTTCATCAAGTTCACTTTTACGAAAATATTTCATTGATAAAACCCAATATATTGGATACACAGACAGTGCAGGTAATTCCAGAAATGTTACACTAAATTCACTAAAATCTATTGGTGATACTTGGGAAGATTATATTTTCTATTTTGTAGTTAGAGGTGTTGATCCTTATACAGAGAGACAAAATATTAAATATGATTTATCTAAATTGTTTGGTTTTCCACTAGGAAGTAACAACGTATCCGTAGAAGGTTCTTATTATTTGAATATACCGATCCAACCCAACTCCGGTAGTGGATCGTGGAGGACAAATGCTAAATCACCTGAGAGCCATCAGACATCATATAGTACATCACCACTTTATCATGTTCCTTTTAATTTTTCTGTATCTCAGCAAGATTTTCTGTCAGTAACCACAAATTCTATAAGTAATTATTCATCATTAGACAAAGACCAACTAGGTTTCACACCTCATCCGAGCTATTATACATTACAGAATTTTATGAATAATTCATATTCATTTGGCGGTTCTTTATCTGATGATGGAGTTATGAATCAATTAGTACTTTTCCAAGGTATAGGTTCATCAGCACTTTACCAAGGAGTAATTGAGGGTGGTTCTTTAGCTGCAGGACAAAATGCAAAATTTTCAATTTACTCACCAAAATATTCAAATAATTTGTCGGTTACGATTACATATAATAATTTGTCATCTAATCCCAAATTAGTTTTGAGGTCTGATAGATTACCAACTTCAGATGTTTTAAACAATTCAGGTAATAACTCCTTTAGTCTATATTTAAATCCGGACTTTGCAATTTATTTATTAGATGATAATCAACAAGAACCTGCTATTGTTTTACCGGGTAATTTTGATTTGGGGCAGCGAGTCGATGGTCAGGGGTTGGATAATAATTTTGATCGAGTTATTACTTCATTTAGTTGTACTGGAATGGTACCCTTGTCTTGTTACGAAACAGATTCAAATGGTGGTTTGATAATAAAAACCCCATGTCCTGAAAACGAAAATCCGGTAAGAGTAAAAGATGGTTGTTACGATTTGTTATCTCCAGATGAAAGAGGTAGTTATATCAGAACGATTAGACCTGCGATTGAAAACTATTTTGAATGGTTACAAAGATTTAGATTAACATTTGCATTTTGTCGCGGTGTATTCTCCCACATTTTTGTTAATTCATGGATAAATGGAAATTTATATGCATTTCCATTCAAAAACAAACCAAGTTTTGATGAGAATAACATGTTACAAGTAAGACAAGTAACAGGTGTTGCACCCTTTCAACAAGTAAGATATTCTTTCTGTGCCGATACTATTGTATTTGACCCGAATTCAAATAATTTTTATTACAGATCAAGTCCTTGGGACAGTAATAGTTCAAGTTTTATTGGTAAATTATCACCAACATCAACTGCCGGTGGTATAATACCTGGTATTGACATTGAACCACTTAACAAATATAACTTGTTATATCCAACTACCATTATGGATTTGGGTCCAAAGTACATATGGAGTAAAGATGTTATCCTTTCACCTAACTATCACGGTTACCAAATGGATAACCTCAATTCTACATCATGGAATGAAATCGATAATTTATCACAAATTTTCATAATTTCTCGATTAGTAAATGTAACATTCCTCCAACAAATTTTATCATCGGGACAAGCAGCAATTTCATCATTTTTTTCAAGAGATGGTCAAAGAATTGACGGAGATTATGCTCAGATGTTACAAATTAATTCACAATACGGAATATCCCCCTTCAATGAAGGAAACTATGTCGATGACCCTGCGGTTCCTGGGGATAATCCAATATACATATCAACCACAAATGATGGAACATCTGTTTTCGGATTGTTTTATAATTCATACCCATCTGATAGAGATTTAATTTCACCACGTAGAATTGACAGAAATATCACAGGAGCTACACTGACCGCCGATTATTTGGAAGTAAAATCCCAAACTGTTCCTTTCTATCAGTGGAGAAATAATGCTTATACTCCTCTTGGAGTTTCTGCTGAGCCTTCAATCTTTGGTAACGATCGTAACACATGGTACTCACAGATGTCAAATTTTCGTGGCCTAAATATCTTATCTCGAAAATATCAAGAATTGGATAGGTTGAACACCCCTTTCTTTATAGGAAATAACGGTCAGATTGAGAACAAACTCGGGTATATCTTCCAACGAAATGCTGTGGGAGAATATGTTCCACAAAATACTGGTGGAACCAATTTTACAACATTGACTTCCGCACCATGGTATTTTTATTTTGGACTTAAGACTGGTGGAAGTGCTATGGATAAATTTAGACAACTTTATATTGGTGGAGAATGAATAAGAATCAGTATAATGTAATAAGGCCGGATTTACAATTTGCTTCCGCACCTGATAGTGATATTTCTATCAACACTTATTTGGATCAGACACAATCCGAGGTGATTGATTATGATAGAACAGTTACTGTCAACTTAGCGACTCTTTTTGATAATGAACGAAATAGTTCAACAACCTTTAGACCTATCCTTAAGATTTCATACATTTATGAAAATTCGTTGGTCGGATCTACGCAATATGAAATTTATCGAGACAGATTATATTATGTAAATCCTGAACAATCATCACCATTACTTGGTGGAAACAACATATGGAGTGGGTTACCTTCTTATCAAGAATTTGAATTCATTAGAACCGACGAAACCAATCCACAAATCAATTACAAAGCGATTAGTGCTTCCTCATACAATTGGAGTATGGTAATATCTTATCCATATTTTAATGACCCGAATGTTCCTATGAATTATTATTTTGAGGATAATAGTTCGTTATCTCCTTGGACATCTGGTGATGGGATACCATTTTACATTTCTACAGGAAGTGATAATGGATTACCAATCATTCAGTTTAATTGTATTGTAAAACATGGATTGGCTGAAGGAGAATGGGTTGAATTGTCATTTGATTATCAGGGTACCTCAACATTTCAAGTGTTTAGTTTAGGAAATGGTACTGAAGGATCAGACGAATATATTTTTAACTTAGATAATGTTGGTTATACAGGGACCACGTTTGACTCAGGAAACCAAGGAACCTTCAAAAGAATTTATGATATAAATAATATTACCGAATCTAAGTCTTCATATTACGTCCGAGTCCATAAGGTTATCACTAATCCCCAAGACAGTTTGATAACATCCAACGGGTTTGAATTGAATTCATTCCAAGATTATGCCGCATATCAATTTTCATCACTAACACCAAATAATGTTGCCTCCATAGCTAAATGGCAAAGTTCGAACAGTTATAATGTTACTGTTGCTAGGGACTTGGATATTACTGAAAGATTGTTAGATAATAACAATAGACCTGTGAGTCAAATATTTGTAACTTTCCAAAATGTTGGTCATTATGGGTGGTGGAATAAACTGAGACGAGGTTGGGAATTTAACATGTTACCAGGTCAGACAAACCCATGGTGGGATCTCACCAACGGACTGGCAGTTGAGTCAAACTTAACGACTAACTATACAAGAAATGTAAATGGATCAACCGTATGTGTGAACCCACCAGATTGTTATACTTTCACAGTCAATTTACCTCGAGTTAGCGGAGACACACTTTATGGTGATTGGTGTGAATTCAATAATATTACACAAAGAGAAAGGGTTGTTTCAAAGTACATGAATAAGTTGACGTATTATACCAAAGGATTTGATGTGTCAGGAGAACCAACCTCTAACCCTAATGGATATTACTATCAAACACATTATCCAATTACTTTGAAAGTATTTTCTGATTACGTAGAATCTGCGGATTCTGATTTTGTCGAAGGGGTGCCAAATTATGCTTTTTACAGTCAATCCTTACAGAGTTGGTTGTGGAGAGATTTATATCCTTTAGGTTTTATTGACACAAACGGAGATGGGGTTGATTATCCATTTTTGAATGATAGTCATTATCCATTTACAAATATTTTATTCAGATTGTATCCCGAAGGGGCGTCCTTTGACATAAACTCATTATATTCGGTTGTACCCGAACCAATTATCGATGGCTGTGAATAATAAAAGAATTGTACTTCCAAATGCTGTTGGAACTACACTTGATATACCGATTGAACAAACTTGGGATTTTCAAGGATTACAAGAATCAATTGAACAATATGAATTGAGTATTTTAGAAACCATTTTGAACAAAGATGAGGATTTCGAGGTCACAAGGTTTGCACACAATCAGGATCAAAATGAGGACACCTCAATTAGTTATGCGTTCCAAATGTGGGACCCAAATGTTCTTGGTGGTTCCTATCAAGAATCCTACACTTCGAAATTTTCTGTTGAACAAATTTACTATTATCAAAAACCATTTACCAAATCATTTTGGAAATTGGATTTATATTCCTCACCTCTGAACAGAGAACAACAGGCATATGTAACCATCATACTTCCAACACAACAAGGATTTACTGAATCGGCGATTCTTAATGGAACCACAAACGTAAACATAAAGAAACCTTTTTATCGATTGAATTACGTTGGTGATAAAGAAGGATTTTTTATTTATTGGTTAAAAAAGAGAGATTTTTTGAACGTAAATGAGTTTTATATGACCGCAAAGTTTTTTGATGGAAGTACAGGACAATTTGTAAAAATGTTGAATACACCACAAAACACCATGTCAAACGTTACGGATTTTCCACCCGAAGAATATTTTTATTATAAAGTGGTGTTGGATTATGTTACAGAAAAATATGATGTTTACCATTACCCAACATTGGTAAAGGCCGGGACAAAATCAAATCCCATAACTTGGTATGAATACGTAAACCCATAATGGAAAGTCAAACAATGTATGTGAATATTTCACCTGGTGATTTATCTACCTTGGTGCATCAAGTTACTCTTTCGGGTGATACTTTTGGTGTGTATTCAGGTATGACTCAAATGCTTACGGGTGGTACAAACAATACATCGTTGTTTACGGGTCTTACAATACCAGTATTATTGGTACAAAACACAATCGATTTGGGATATTATTCTGTTTTTGATGGTGCTATTCTACAACAAAATGTTGTTAGTAATTTTATTTTTTCATCAACCACTATAAATCCTTATGAATGGTTTGTCTACAACACAGTTGATTCAGAATTTAACGCCTTTTTACAGTTGTCAAGTTATTTTATTGATTGGGGTGATGGTAGCCCTGTCCAACAAATAACAAACTATGCTCCTAACTCGATTTCACACGTTTACCCTAACGTAAATTCTGAATATACAATTACAATGTATCAAAACAATCCGTGGGGTAACACAACTGTTAGTAAGTCAATTCAGGTTCCATATGTGAATGTCCCAAATTTTAATCCACAAGGTACTGCGTATTTTACACCTAATGTTGGATCGTGGACCGCAACTCCTGTATCGTACGACTACATTTTCACAGGTGATAGTGAAAACGTTGTCAGTGCTCAAACATCTAACAACTATACATCCGTTCCTTTTACAATCACAGGTATTACATCATCAAGAATCACTGAACTTCAACAATACGGTTCGAATCAATATGTCTTACTACTTCCTGTCAAAAGAGAAAGTATAGATTTCGGTATTATTACAGATATGAACTTGTCTTATACCGCATATACAATCCAAGATGTAAACTACGTAGACTTTGCAGACGGAACAACAATTTATGAGATTCAGTCGTCAGGATTAATCCAAGAATGGATGGTTGCTGAACCATTGGTGAAGGATGAATTATTATTAGGGGTTGCGGGTCAAGCAGAAATACAATCAAATGTATTTATAGAAAGAGGGAAAAACTCAGCATATGAACGAGTCCAAAGAATTGGGGAAGTTGATAACTTGGGTGACCTAATAAAATATGGATATCGATTCTTTAATGTAATTTAATATGGCAACAGGAACCTATGGAACAATAAGACCGGCAGATGTTTCTCCTGAGGACGTTCAGATTATAATGAACTATACGCCTTCAAGGGATGTAACAGATAATTTTGTATTGACACAACTCAATGCAAGTCAAATATTACGTCCCTATTTCAACAACAATCAGACTGGTGGGAATACAAACGAAATCTTAGGTGGATTATACAACCTAAGATTACCATCAAATATTTTCAATCAGTTGGGTATCTATACCTTATACATCAGACCGGCAGAAATAAGAACAACAATTACAGATTGTGGAGTTTTATCCGCACTCCCAAACGTGAAGGGAATTGTAATTGATTTATCGAATGTACCCAATCAATTCGTAAATAAATTTATTGCTCAAGGATTGGTTGGATTTAGGGTTGAATATTTGAATCCTGATGGAAGTAAAATTCCAAACTTTTTCAGAATTATCACATCAAATTTCTTTTGTGAACCGATTGTTCAGAATTTAACAAACACACAACAGAAATCAGTTAGATATCGATACACTGAAGGTCAAACAAATTTGGTCTTTTGTACCTTGTCCCCAAGTTCTGCTCCAACCAACAAACCCAATGCAACACCATTTATTGGACAGCCAGATCAAAGTATAATCCTTACAAATACCTTCTTCAATCCACTTACTTTAGAGGTAACCGTAGGACAGTACGATTTGGATACTCTCGGAATCGCCTTCTACGGAAATCAAACTAAGAGTATGGAGGATGGTATCTACACTATCTACGACGAGGAGAATAATATCTACCAACAGTTCAACTTATACGAAATCAAAGACGACTTCAATAATCTTCTATACGAGGTCAAAGAAAATCGTGGTGACAATATCGACTTTAGTAAAAATTTCCAAAATATTACTGAACAATAAAAATGGCTAAAAAGTTTATCCCTAATACGGCAGCATCTGGATCAGGTACTCCATTTGATAATATTGTCGGTCTTCAAACCGTACAAGGGGGTGGACTTACGCAAGGGAATTTTGAATTTTCAACACAATTATCTGAAAAGGTAAATCGAACCTTCAACATTGGCGTTTTCCAAGATCCAATTAGTTTACAGGATTTGGATATTGAGTCAGTAAATCAAGCTCGAGAATTATTAGCTAAAGAATATAGAGTTTATCCAAACTATGATCTATCCCAAGTAACAAACTTTACGATATTTGGATCACTTCAAAAAAGATTTGAGGTTTCAGTACAAAGGATATTAAATTTTTTTCCTGCGGCTTTAGAAGTTGATAGAGTATATTATGACTATTCAACCGGACTCACAGTTTCTAACATAGTTTACGATTCGATAACAAACGAGACACAATTTGAAATTGACGTTACACGAATTAAGAATCCATTCTCATTGGATTATTCTGTCAACTCAATCATCAACTTACAAAATAGAGAATCTGAATTTTCACCTCTGAGAGATATCACCAATAGGTACAGAGATTATTCATTATTTACAGTTCTTGGTGAATTCCCAATTGTTGATTTTACACCATCGCAAAGTTTGTTCAGTGGGGTTATAGTTGTGGTTGTCACAGGTGATGCATTTCCTGGATTATCCAATACCACTGAAAGTGTATACCTCAAGCCAAACACATATTTTACTGAAAAATCTTTTACAGAAGATTTCGATGAAGTTGAAAAATTCCTACTGAATAGATTATCTAACCCTATCTATACGGCCACTTTCTCGGTGCCAGTAGAAAACGATAATGGTATTTTATCAATATCAAGTAAAAGTGTAACGTGGCCTAAAGATGGTTTGTGGAATTTAGATATTAGAAGTGATAAGTTTGATTTATATCTTGAACAATTAAACATCATAGGTGTAGAATTCGATGCTTTCAAAACAAATTTGATTGCCAGATTTTTAGTAACGGAATCTTTATTGGA